ACACAGGAAAAGACAATAAAACGAAAAGAACTCGCTTGTACCACATCTAACGGTGTACAAGTTTATAAAGTTTGGTATAATTAATATGAGAACACAAGATAAAATTAGATACTGGAAAAAATACAAAAGGTATTTATTAAAATGGATAAAGAAAATAGATGGGCAAATACAAAAACTTGAAAAAATTAAATGATTAATTTAATAATTATTTGGCCAAATTAAATATTTACATTATAGTTTAATATACCTTGTAAACCATTTCTTCTACTATATATAAAAGCTTGTGCTTTTTTAATGTTACCTATAAAGCCTTTGCTATCATGCCAATAATCAGTTGCAGACATAGAGGATAAATTTCTAACAGTTATACCGTTAAGTTCTTCTATGGCCTGTAACTTAGTAGCTTTATTAGTATGATAATGACCTCTATGTACTTCAACATAGTCTACATTACTCCATAAATTTTTAAATCTTTGTGATATAATACCTGGCAAATCATTTGTTTTAGGACCATCACCATGATCAGATATTATTAAATTGTTACCATAAGGTAATGCCTTCATCAAACAATCACTATTATCTACTTTCACATTTTCATTGTTTTCATAATACAATTCTAATGTATCACCTAAATGCATAACAGATTCTCTGTCGTGATTACCTGGTATAACCATAACGTGTACGTCTGCTATTTCTGATAATCTATCTATAGCTTTTATCATTAATTTTCTAGCAGAACGATACATATCTATATGATAATTACTATTAAACTGCGGAGTCCCTTTTGTTGTTGCTGGTATAGGCCAATCACCATCTGAGTTTAATAAGTCTTGCCCTACAATAAAAAGTATCTTATCTATATAATAACCCTGCGAACGATATAAAAGGTGCTCTATAGCGCTTAAAAGACGCTTATAAGCTATTTTAATACTATATTTATCATTCTTTATACCTATTTTACCTAAATGCAAATCAAATGCTGATATTTCTAGCAAATGTAAATCCTTTCTGTCTTCTGGTCTTTTTCTATCTTTTTTTGCAACTAAAGGAGATAAATTGCGTAAGTCTTCTATAAGTTCCTCTTTTATTTTTTTTAAATTAACTTCTGGTTTAATTCTTTTTAAAAAAGCTTTAGTTCTAAACATAGTAACTGTAATAGGTTTTCTGTCATTATCAAAACCTGTTACCTCGTAAGTTCCTATATCGTATTTTTCTACTTCCCATAAATCTAAATCTACTTGACATGCTGCTAATAGATCTTCTAAAGATTTTACTCTTGTACAATTTTCTGCTGTTACTACAGCTTTATTTTTTGTTTCTTGGAAATTTAATACTTCTTTTTCTCCTGGTTCTACATCAGGATTTCTTTCTCTCAATCTTCGTGCTACTGTTCTTATCTGCTCATAATTAGTTCCAAATTTTTTTGCTGTGTCTGCGTATTTACTACGCATTAAGTGTGGGTTTTCTAAAAGATATTCCCTAATTTGATCATTTAAAGACATTGTTTTATTGTTTAATTTTCTTCAACACCATAACCATGTTGACTATGTAATGTTAAATTTACTGGAACAAGCTTGCGCTTTGACCTACGCCCAGAAATTTTATTAACTACTTTATTAACAATTTTTGGATTAGTAAAAATTTCACCTTTATTGTACCCTTTTACTACAACATTATCAATAGTAATTTTATTTTTTCTTGCGTCTTGAAAAACCCAACTACTTAGCCATATAGGTACACAATATTCAGACATTAATATTTTTTTATAGTAGTAATTTCTGGACCTGCACCACTAATAACTGCATAAAAATATATAGTATTTCCAATGTTACTAAAAGATTCTATAAGGCCATAAGACCCTATGGATATACTGCTATCTGTAGGCATATTTTCTACTACCAATCTATACATATCTCCTCCTTTAGTGTCTTCAACTACATCACCTGTAGTTCCTCCTCCTGTATATGAAAACGTCATATCTGCTATAGGGGATGTACTCCAATATAAAGATACTATTGAAGATGTATCATCTGAATTATAATGATTAATTAAAATGTCTAGCAAAGACTGTCCAGGTAATAATGTAGTAAAATTATATACTGTTTGTATTGCAGGAAATTTAAATCCTTCTATATGTGTTTTAACCTCTCTATTAATTTCTGCTATAGTATTAGCAGTTTCGTCTATTCTATTAACAGATTTAACTTGTTCTGCTAATATTGATCTTTTTTGCTGTGTATTTTGCATAGAAGAATAATCTATACTTGTGTTTGCATTTTGTACAGTTTGTCTTCTTACATATTTTGATCTTACAGATTCTCCTTTAGCACCATATTTATCTTTTATTATAGGCATATTATATTATTTTATTATGTTAAGGTTACAAGTCCACCATATACAATATCACTAGTAGCTGTAACTGTTACTCTTATTGCTAGATAATTTGTAGCATCAGAAGCTACATCTGTCATATCACAAGCACTTCCAACTACACATCCACCTCCTGGTGTTTTATCTGTCAAACCACTAGCATTAACATCTGCTTCAAAAACTTCTACCGTGTTACCAGTATCACTACCATATATAGTAACACTTGTTGCTGTTTTGCCAGTAGGTATATTTACAAAAGCATATAATTCACCATTTGCATCTGAAGCTCTTACACCTATAGTTCCAGTATCATCATACTGAACAGATTTATTAAAACCACCATCTTCGTTTTGCATAAAGTCTGTTGGTAATAATTTTATACTAGTTTCACCTCTTAAACTTACAGCACCTGAGCTTACAACAAAATGATTACTGTCAAAACTAGCTACACCTTTGTTTGATGTAGAGGCTTCTTCACCTTCAATAGTAATGGTAGTACCACTTATTTTTGTATCTATACCTTCTCCACCGCCTATAAAAAAATCTGCAGAACCAGCTGTATCTGAAGCAATATTTTCGTCATCAGCTTGAAAAGTTACTCCTGTTATATCTCCTGTATGCGTGTCAGAATCTGTAGCAGAAGTTATACCTGTTACATGACCATATGTATCTAAGGTTATATCTTGTATAAATGTTCTGCCACTGTTATTTACACTAGCTTGTGATGATGTATCGTCATGATTTATTGTAACAGTGTCTGTAGCTCCAACAACAGTACTTATAGCATTACCACCTGCTATATCCATTGTATCACCACTAGATACAGTTTGATTACTACCACTGTCACCTGTTAAGGTAAAATCTCCACCCCCGCTTACTGTGTTTTTTACAATTTTGTTGTTTGAATCTAAACCAAGATTACCACCACTAGCAATTGTTCCTGTGTCAATCTCTTCTAAAAAAACATCGTTACGAAATATAGTAATAAACTTTTCTATTTTTTTACCAATATATTTAAGCATAGTCAATATATTCTATTGTTACAGAATTACCGTTATCTAATTCATTTGCAATAATAGGATATACTCTTTTGTATGCTTGATTGGATTTACCTATAAAACCATTTTTTACTAAATTATTGTTTTCTTGTGTATCTCCTAATAATAAACAACCTGCTGTATGTTCGTCTGTATTGCCACAATGAATTAATATATATTCAAAGTTTGGTACATTTCTTACCCATAACATACCTTTGTGGATGCTAGTAAATTTTTTTTTGTATCTATCGTGAAAACCACCTTGTTCTCTTAGGGTTATGTTATATTTACCTGCTGGTATTCTTGTTTCGCTATATACTTTTTTTGTTCTATATTCATCTTCTAATGTATAGCACAAAAATTTATCACCATCATTTGTCTCTAAAAAAAGTAAGCCAGAAGTACTATCCTCCTGGCTACTAAATCTTAATACTTTAAGTTTCATATCTTAGTTGTCTAATGCATCACATATTAAATATCTAACGTGTTGATCTGCTGTTGCAGCTGTAACTTTTATACTACTACCAGAGCCATCACCATTTAATTCCATAGGTGCAAAGAAACATTCTCCTGGCTTTAGGTCAGCTAACTCTAATGCTGAACTTTCTGAAGCACTAGCTTCTACTTCTACAGGATAATCACTATCTACATTTTTTACAAAAACATAAACTCTATCATCATTAACATCTGCTAAAGCTAATTCACTACCTGCTGTTTGTGCTAAATGCTCACCTGTATATAAACAGTGTGCAGTTGTATTTCTTTCTGAAGTAAAGCTTGGGTTATAAGAAAATATTAGTGTACCTTCTGAATCTGTTAAAGAAAAAGTACCCGAAGCTGTAAATGTTGTAGTCATTGTTGACATATCTATATTTTTTTATATTATTAATTATGCGTTTGAATCTATTTCTACTGCAAAATACTCTACAGTAACAGTAGCAGTGTCAGCATCTCCTCTAATTACACCATTGTCTCTAAGTATAGTAAAGAAAAATTCTCCTGGCTCTAAGACAGCTATTGTATTGTCAGCATCATCAGCCATACTAATTGTCACAAAATTTGTGTCGTCTAAATTTCTTACATATACAACCTTACCATATGTAGGGGCAGTCATTATAACTGTACCTCCAGTTGCTATATTTTTTCTACCTGTTTCTACCTGATCTATACCAGTTAAATTTAAACTAAAATTACCACTTTCAGATTGCGTATATCCTGATGCAGAAGAAGCTGAACATGATATATTTGCGTTAAATGTATAGTTTTTTGCCATTTTTATTTATTTTTACAAATTTATAAAATTTTTTTTATATTTTTTTGAATCCATTATTTTTTTCAATTCTGCACATTTTTCATACTCTTCTAGAGTACAAAAATAATCAATTAAATCGTTAAAAACTTGATTATTTATCTTTTTTTTAGGAGGATAAGGTAAAACGCATCCATTATATTCAAAAAGTTCTCCAAAGGTAAGCTTGTTAGTTACGATAATATATGCATTTTGCATAGATTGGTGATACAACTGTTCATCGTCTAAATCTAACGTACTCATACTTAATGTCATTTTTTAACTTTCTCTAATGATCTACCTCCAAAATAGGCACCAATAACAGTTATTAATACTAACTGTAACAAATCTACCCAAGACGCTTTAACCTCAAATGATATAACGCCTGCATCTATAAATATTAATAATACTGTTGACACACATAAAAATATTAAAACTAATGGTCTTATATTTTTTGATAGCCAAGAATCAGAAGCCATATCAACCTTCCATCTTTCAGTTACTTGCTTTTGCATCTCAGCTTCATAACCCATAATCATATCTTTTATTTTTCTTTCAGCTTCTAATTTTTCTTGTTTAGAAGTATGTAAATTGTCTATAACCCCTCCGACATTTTTTACTAATTCTGCTGTTCCTTGTGATAATAAATTTCCTAACATAATTTTATTTTAATAACCTCCTCCTGTTCCTTGCCCTCCACCTGTAGGTGTTATAACTACTGGCGCTTGTGTTGGTGGCGCTGGACTAGCAGCTGGAGTTGGACTTGGAGTTGGTTGTGTATTAATTGTTGGTGCAACTGGTTGTACAGGTGCACTAACTTCTGGTTCTACATCTACAAAAGGCTCTGCAACTGCTACTGTTACATTTGCTGTTGCGCCTGTATGAGTATATCCTCCCATATAACCTGTTATACCATTATAAACATGTGTATGGTATCCTTGTTGATTATTATCATTTGCCCATGTTAAGGCCTCTACTACAGAAGAATACAATGGTATTCCATCAATCGTTGTTAATATGCTCATTTTTTTATACTCTTTTTTTCTACAGTTCCATCGTTATATATAAAGAATAAAACTGTATTATATGTTATTTTATTTACAGGTCTACCTAATAAATCTGTAATTCCTATTAATTCTTTATTTATCATTCTTAATGGTATAGGTCCAACCCAACCATCAACACAATGATTATATGTAGCTTGACATATTGTGTCCCATTCATTTTCACAACAATAATCATCTACTTCTAAAACCCATGCATAACAAGGGTCGTTTAACCAGTAAGGTATGCCTGGCCCTGTTATACATCCTGCATCATATAAACAAGACAAACTATCATTTATATTAGCTAGTTCATTATAGTTGTACGCATTAAGATCCATACATCCTTGCACAATGCTAATACACGAACCATTGTCAGTATTAGCCAATGGATTATAGTTAAAAGCAGTAGAATCGGTACACCCATATACATAAGCGATACAACTAAAATCTTCAGTGTTTGCTTGTGGGTTGTAGTTAAGCATGCTAGGGTCAGTACAACCATAGATAAAAGGTATGCAAGTATTATTATCAACATTGGCTAAAGGATTATAATTAAACATTGTGCTATCAGTGCAACCATATATAGGTAATATGCAGCTAAAGTCATCTGTATTACATGTATCACAATAATTTAAAGCTATTGGATTAGTACAACCGTATATTACTGGTATACATGTTCCGTTGTCTGTATTAGCGACAGGATCATAATTATATGCAGAAGTATCCATACACCCATAAACAAACGGTATACAAGATCCATTGTCTGTATTACAACTATCACAATAATTAAACATAGTTGCATCAGTACATCCATAAATGTAAGGCACACAGCTACTATCATCAACATTTGCGCTTGGCATAAAATTCCACATTGTACTGTCTGTACATCCATAAATAACACCTATACAACTACCATCATCTGTATTTGCTAATGGATTATAATTTATAGCAATACTGCTCATACATCCATATACAATAGCTATACATGTATCTGGAGTATTAGCATTAGGATTGTAATTAAATGCTAATGGCTGCATACAGCCTGTTATAATTTGCACACAACCACCGTTATCAATATTTGCTGAAACATCATAATTAAACGCATTACTATCGGTACAACCCCATATAGCTTGCGTTACACAACTACCGTCATTATAATCTGCTATAAAACCTTGTGTATAGTATTCTAAATAACTTGAGTTAGTACAACCTGGACTATAATAACAACTACTATCTGTTGTGTTTGCTTCTTCATAATAATTTATAGCTGTAGAATCTAAACAACCATATACTTTTTCTTCACAAGTGTTACCACAATTTGTAAGCAAACCGTAAGGAAATAATGGCTGTATAAAAGGTGGCTGTATACTTATTAAAGTATCTCCTTCAGGGTTTATAAATGTAAAACCACATTCTATAGTCGTTAATGCTGCTTGTGAAGATATATGAAATATAAACTCCATAGGAGCAGGTGCAGATAAGTTTATTTGATATTCGTCATTAAAGCCACCTGTATGGTTAAAATGATACACACTATCTGGATGGTTTAAAACTAAATGAGAACCTACCCAACCATTACCCATCAAGTCATGCAATACTAAAGTAAACTCACAATCTGCAATCATATCCATAGTATTAGCATTTGGATCATAATTAAACATTGTAGAGTCTACACATCCATATATTTTTAAAGTTTGACAACTTCCATCGTCTACATCGGCAAATGGATTCCATTCTACATAATCATCATCTGTACATCCATATATAGGTGGACATGAATCAGAAGCAAATACATGTGATGTGTCGTTACCAAAAGCAGGATTTGTACCATACACTAAGGTATCATTACATTGTTTTACAAAATAAGAACCATCTTGTCCCTGCCATAACGCACCATTTAATCCATCACCATAACTATCATATATAGTAAATATTAACTCTCCCTTTGGTATACAAACAGGAACTACAATAGTAGCATAATCTGGATTACCTGCATAAGTAACTGACTGTGCGTATACCACACCATTGCTGTCTTTTATATCCCAACTAGTTTCTCCCTGATACTGATCTAAGTTTATAATAACTTTAGCAGGAACACAAGGTGGTGGTTGAGGCATACACTGCGGTACTACTCTATTATGAATTAAGCCATTTGTAAATGTAGGATTTGGGTAGCTAACTATAGTATCTTCACACACAGAAACATAATAACTTCCTCCTGGTATACCATCACCATACGAGTCATATATAACCCAAGATATATTTGTTATACTATCTGCTAATAATACTGTATCTGTATGGGTTGTATTTTGTAAATTATAATGCCCATATTGTACTTCTGCAATAAGCGGGCCTTGAAAACTGTCTGCAAACAACACCCATCTTGTTTCTGATGGATAGCTATCTGTAGTTAAATGTATAACAAAATCTTTTTGTCCAAAAACAAATAAAGGTAATAATAGTATTGTTAAAAATATATTTTTCATATTAAAAATCACTCATCATTTGATTGTCTATTTCTTCTTGCACCTCTTCTTTAGTTGCCACCATTTTAAAACTTAGATCAGCCTGAAATCTTATTACCTCTTCATTATCTTTAAAAATTATAATAGTAGGTATTACAGCTATTTTATGTTTTGTAGCTAATTCTTTTTGACTTGCTATATCTATATAAGATATAGTTTTAACATCATTTAATTTATCTATCCATTCTACACCATTAGACTTATTCCATTCAGCATTAAAGTATGCTATTTTAACTTGTCCAAAGGCTGAGTTAGAGAACAATATAAAAAGTATAATAGTAAAATACATAACATATAATCTCCAATCAACATTTGTCTCTTCCATTATCTGTTATACAATTTATCTTCTATTTTTTCAAGAGTCTTTTTTATTTCTTCTACGTCATCTTGTGTGTCTAATATAGTTTGACGTATCATTTGATCTTTCATGTCAAACTCCATACGTGTAACTTCTGGATCTGGTGGGGCAGGCAGTTCTTTTGCTTCAGCTATATCTGCCTGTAACGTAAACCACATTCCAACAAGAGTCGTTATTAGAGCAGCAATTCCACCTAAAGTTTTTATACTTATCTGAAAAGACGTTTCTTCATTTAACTCTTTAGCCATTTTATTATTTTTTAGAACAATAACAATTGTTTAAACAAATTTTACCAAAAGTTATAGCTTTTACAAATTTACAAATTATTTCTTTCATTTTTAAAATATTATATAATTAACACCAAATTTAAAATCATACCACTCTCTGTTCCAATACTTATTGTATTTACCCTCTAAAAAATACCCTAAGCTTTTGTCTGCTTTTATACCATATATTAGACCAAAAGTATAATCATACCATTGATTATCTTCTATATAGTTATGATAAGTAAACTCACTACCATCATTATAATGCCAAGGTAATAAATTACCCCATGCATGTAACCATGTTTGTTTACTATATTTATAATAATCAAAACCTATAACTATAGAATGTTGTATAAGTTTTTCTAATTCATTTCTTTTTTTATTTGTATAATCAGATATAACTTTAGGTATTACAACTTCTTTCCATACATCAGAACTTGTTGCAACTATGGCACCGCTAGGATCTTTATACTCACTATTTGCTACATCTATGGTATACCCTTCTTGTATAGCTAAGTAAGTGTAATGTAAATTCCCATTATCCAAGATCCATTCTTCTAGCGGATTATATCCATATGGTTCTGCTAGTCTGTGTACGGCACCAATACTAAATGCTAAATCTGCATTTTTTTTAAATCTATATCTTTCTGATAGCTCAAAATATTCTACGTCTGCAAATCCATCTTTTAAATATTCTACTTTTGCAGCAAAATGATTTACACAAAATGGACCTTCACAATCGTCATCAGAACTATATCTTATAAAATGATGATGATCTATATAATCTAAACCCTGTTGTCTAGCGTAGTCAATTTCAAACAAATACTCAAATCCTTGTACTTTCCCTACTGTAGCAGCATCTGTATAATTAGACTCTGTACCATCATAAAAAGTATTTGCTTTATTTTCATAACCAAACCTTGCTATCTTTCTTATACCAACTGTTAATGAATAATCATAGGGTGTTGTAATTATTTGTTCTTGTAGTTGTCCTTGTGTTATAGAAAAAACTTTGGCATCTGACACTGATGTTCCTCCGTTTACAGCAGCGTATATTGTAGAAAATTTTAATTGTTTTTTTATTTTTTCTTCTATATTTATTTGTGCACAACATTTTTTCTGTGTGCCGCATGATGCTAATATAAATAATAATATAATAATATAGTTTTTCATATTGTTTAAATACTCATGCCTAATTTATCTGCTAAACCATTAGTTACAGACGTGAGCTGTTCTGTAGTTAACTCAACACTATATAGGGCTAATTCATATAAATTACCGTCTAACGCTCTATCATTATCATTTCTTATACATAAATTTTGCAAATCAAAACCATGATCATTTGTTGCATTAGTGCTACCAGTTTGTGGAATCTGTGCTCCATTTATAAACCATTTATGCTCTCCCGAACTATTTCTTGTTAGAGCTACAATCATTTTACTTCCATTTAAAAAAACATCATCTTGACATCTTAAAACTGTAAGTAAATTAGAAGGATTGTTATATTTTAATCTAAAATTAGTTGGATTTTGTATTTCTAAAAATTCATTACCACTATCAGATAAAATTACTCTATTTTGCAAAGCTCCTGAACCACTTATCAAAACAGCAAAAATTAAAGTATATGGATCTCCTTGACCAATAGTTATTTTTTGAAAATCCATCCATTGCGAATCACTACCACTTTGATCAAATCTTAAACCTCCATCTACAATTCCTGCAGGTCTATTTACAATAGTTGATTGTGTTGCATCTATTCCTCCAGGGCCAGAATCTACCCATCCAGCAGTAGAAACTCCAACACCATTTTGATACCATATCATTAAATTTGTACCCAAACCACCTTCATCAGCTAACACTGGTAGAGGAGTTTCCAATAATTCATTTGCTATACCAAGTCCTAATGACACTTTACCAGTTTTTAGGGTTAAAATAATAAAATATATTTTTTTTCTTTCCCTTAACTTTTTCGTATAATGTGTTTTGTTTTACTATATAGTTTGGTTGTTCTATATCTTTTTTTACTCTTTTAGTATTGCGGCTTGCTAGTTTTTGTATAAACCCCATATTAATATCCTCTTGGAGCTAAGTAACAAATACAACTTCCTGCGTGCAACTCTACATTATCCCACTTACCATATAACCATGTCCCTGCAGGCCACTCTACACTACCAGCTCCTGTACCTAAATCTGTGCTTTCTGTAGCAGCTCCAAATTGTGTAGTTCTAACATTCTCTGCGGTTATTGTGCTTATGTTTCTTACATCTCCGTTTGTATTTGCTAATACTTGAAATTTAACTGCAGTCACAACATATATAGCACAAACATATGCAGTTGCTGATCCTCCATCTAAGTCTACCTTTTGTCCATCTCCTGTTATGTAACAAGAACCAAAATCACCTAAACCAGGTATTGTTTTTAAATCATTTACGTTTGCCATTTTATTTTGTTTTAATTATTGTTAATATCCTACTGGCGCTAAATAACATATACACGAACCACCATTTAATTCAACATGATCCCATTTTCCATATATAGTAACACCTTTAGGAAACTCATGTGAAGTTGTTATTGTGTCCATATTAGTATTTGTAGTCTCATTTGTCAATGCTCCAAACTCACCTCCTGCATCATCTTCATCTGTAGAAGTTGTTATAGAACTAACTAATCCATCTAAAGTTTGTAACTTTGCAAAAGTTACTACATCTAACATTGTTATAGCAATTACAAATCTATTAGCTGTTGCGCCATCTAAATCTAATAAAGCTCCATCACCTGTTAAATAAACAGATCCAAACTGACCAAAAGACGCTTTAAATAAATCGTTTACGTTCATATATTAAATTTTTACAAATATAATGAATTTAATTATCTAATTAAAGAACTAGTTTCTTTTTTATCTCCCTCCATGTTATACACATCTCTAGCTATACTTCTTCTTACTGATGAATATGGAGCTAAATCATATAACAATGTTTTTGCAGCTTTAGAATCTCCCTTTTCTCCATAAGGTCCAGACCTTTTTATTTTATCTCCTCTTACAGATTGCCCTATCATTTCTGTAGCATTTTTTATTGTGCTATAAGAAGCAGGAACTAAAGTGTAATTAAAGAATCTGTCGTAATCTGTAGTTACAAAAACATCATTAGAAAACTTTTTTAATGTTCTTATCATATTAGGATCTGAGTCTTCATCATCTTCCATTATAGCTATTAAACTTAATAGCGTTATACCTATACCCATACCTCTAAGGTGTGCTGCTATTTCAGCTTTTCTAGCTTCATTAGAATTATCCCATATTGCTTTTAATTCTTTTTTACTTGTATTACCAGCTATATAACTTCTAAATAAATCTCTTACAAATTCACCTGTTGCCCTGTAGCTACCTATGTTAACTTTACCAAATCTGTCTATATCTTCTGCACTAAACCTGTCTTTTAATAATGTTACAAACCATTTTTTAAATTGTAACAATGCTCTACCATAAGAATACATAGAAAGTAAACTAGCGTCTAAAGCTGTATAACCCTCACCGTGCAGTGTAGATATTTTATGATTAATTTGCATTACACGTTCTTCAGTTATTAAATCTGGATTATTAAACTCTTCTTCCGTAAGCTCTCCTAAAAATGCAGCCCCTTGTATATAGTTTTCTGTAGCGTCCATAAATATATAAGACCATTTTTCTAGTTTACCAAAAGCTCCTTTAGATTCTGACAAATGTATAAATTCATCAAAACTATATTCTACTATTCTAAATCTTTTTAGTATATCTCTAGATTCATATAGATTTTTAAAATAACGAGTTTCTCCTTTAATAAATTGTGCTCCACCTTTTTTTCTTAACTCTTGATATTTACCTGCTAATACGTTACCTATACCTACAGTCATGTTAAATCCTAACAATCTTAAAGATGTAAGCCTTACAAAACTATCTATAACTTTGTCTCCTGTTTTACCTAAAAAGCTTTCTTGTTGTCTGCCTTCTATAAATCCTTCTTTCCACCATCTTGTTAAATAATTAGCCGCATTTTTATTGTCTAAACCTTTGTTAAATGCTATAACAGAATCTATTAAAATAGACACTTTAGACATACCAGTAAAAGGATTTTCTATACCTTTAGACTTTTGTAAATCTACGTTTTCTCCATTCATAAATAATGAACCTCTTATAAATTCTAACAACGAACTGTTAATATCATAAGATATATTTTTAGCTTTTATTCCTCTTCTTCTTTCATATTCTTCTATTAACTCTCTATCTACATCTGTAATGTTATTATCACCCATTAATTTTTTAATCATAGCACCATTGTTTATTAATGCATCATACTCCATATCACTTAATAATATTTTAGAGCCATCCTCATTAATACCTTTAGCTTTTAATTCTTTAGCTTTTCTTCTTAGTTTATCTAACTCATATATCTGTCTACCAGATTCTAAAGTTAATTTACCTGTCCTGCCTTTATATACATCGTACTTCCATTCGTATAAAGTTTTTAAAACTCTATTGCCGCTTTTATCTAAACCGTATACTTTTACACGCTCTATATCATAAGTGTCAATAGTATTATCATATAAACCAAATAAACTGTTTCTTGACATTTTTTCTAATGTACCCATTTGCATGCCTGGTATTATATATGTGTCTGTGTTTAGTAATTCCTGTGCAACATTTTTATATTCTGTATAATATGCTCTTTCTTCTTTTGTTAAATTTTTATCAGCTAACTCTTCTTCAGTTAATAATCTAATATTACCATTTTCAAATGTAGCTATATTTCCATATATATACTTGTATCTAGCATTAGTGTCAAAACCTTGTCTTACTCTTTCTAAAACGCTTAATCCTTTATTTTTAGATCTAACTAAACTCCTGTTTGCTTTTTCTAGTCTATCTTTATATCTTTTAAATGCTCTTAAATAGTTTCTATATTCAAATTGTATTTCATTTATTAATAACTGTAACTCTGGTCTTTTAGAAGATATATTATTAGATGTTAACCAGCTTTCTAATCCAGACATATCTTCTTGTTCCACACCATCTAATCCAGGAACTTTATATTTATATCCTTGTCGCTTTCCATCTGCTTTTAATTTTTTTGTTTGTATTTCAAATAATCTTTTTCCTATTTCTTTTTCTACTATATAAGAAATATTTTTAGTTGCAGAATTATCCATAGATCTTAACTTAAAAGCTCTTTTTCTTAAATCTTCTAGATTGTATTTAGACAATGGTTTCTTTTCTAAACTAGACTCAAACTCTTGCACTGTTTTATAGTGTTCTCTATATTTAATATATTTATTATATAATTGTTCAGCTATTTTAGACTCTTTAATTTTTTGTATATCTATGCCTTTGTCAGCTAAATATTCTGAAAAAGATAAAATATTATTATCACCAGATATATAATCATTATTGTATGTTGTAGAAGAAGAAATAACTTTTTTTGCTTTTTTTGTAGGATCTATAAAAGTATTATTTTGTTTACTTGCCTTGTCTATTTTTTTATCAGTAGTTAAGTTTTTATTTAATTCGTCAATTATTGCATCATCTAATTCTATGCTATCTAAATTATCAAGATTACTCATATCATTAACATCATCGTATTTAAATTCTGGTTCTTTAGTTTGATTATTTGTTATAATTGTATTTATTTCATCATTAATTTTATTAATATACTCATTGTCAAAAAAAGGAATAAATGATGCTGCCCCTCCTGCTCCTCCTGTAAATCCAAAGCCATTAAACTCTGCTTCTAGTTCAAATATTAAATTCTTTTCTTCTGGCAATAAATTAGAAAAAGATTCTTTTATTTGATCAATAGATTTATAAGATATAAAATCTGTTACTTCAACTCTATTTATTACAACCTTGTCTCCTTTTTCTGTTACTTCTATTATTTTGTCTGTAAAGATATTATCTTTACCGTACTTTTCTTTCAGTGATATAAAATTATCTATTAAAGTTTCTCTATTTTCTATTTTAGATAAAAAACTTATATTATTTTTTAAATCATTTATTATAACTCTATTTATTATAGCGCTGTATTTATCTGGATATAACATTTTTAACTCAGCATAAGATTCATTATTAATTATGCCTTGCATATATGGTGTAAACCTTATATCTGTAACAAAAGCTCTTTCTAATACAGTACTGAATAACTTTACAGCATGCTCTACAATACTGTTAAATCTACTTTCTCCTAGTTGGTAAGGTAATGATAGACCTCCACTTTTTCTATCATTTATAGTAATAAAATTTGTTTGTAGTTTCTTAATTTTTTGTGTTATTTGTCTTAACTCAAATGGATTTTTTTCTATCTTTTGATGTACAGTAAAAGCTTTTCCAAAAGGATTTACAACATCCTCATTAAATTTGTCTAATGCATATAACATTATTATAGCATCAAATTCAGCATTTCTGTTTTTTCCTTTAGTTAATAAGTCATTTATATTTATATTAATACCTTCTCCCTTTAGTCTAGAAACTATTGTTTCCCACCTTTTTTGATCTATTCCTTTTCTTTTTTTACCAGTAATTTTTTGTTTATAAAAGTAAGTTAATTTTTTAACACCTTGACTTTCAAAAAATTCAGCCAACTCATTTACATTATTAACTTGATCTTCTAAAAACATTTCTTGTATGTCGCTATCTTTAGAAATATAGTTTTTACTTCTCTTGCTTTTAAAATCAATATACTCTTGTACTATTGGGCTGTTAAATAGTAATGTTAAGTCATTTAAAGAATAACCTAACCTTCTTAACATAATATAAGAAAATATCGTTTGTTTATTTAATCCTAGTTTACTTGCATATTGATGTTTTGCATTATCTAAAACTATATTTAATAGTTGTGCAACCCCATACCAATTACCCACTCCGTTTTCTAATTCAGGATCATCAAAAAACTTATCGTGTGTAACTGCTTCAGACTCTCCTTTTAACGTTATTTTAAAAGGTAATTTTTCTTCATTATTAGAAAATATATTAAATGTTCTTTGTAATGCAGCAACTATACCTACCAATGATTTTGCAGGAACATTATCGTTAAACATTTCACTATCTCCTAAGGGGTGCAATTGTGATTCTTCTTTTTGTTTTTTATTTTTATAAAGGCCTTTAGATTTAGCCTGTTCTATTGCATTATCCGAATCAGATACAAAGTCAATATTAGCTGTAATTTCATTTGTTCTTTTTTTATTACTAACTAATTTTACATACAAATCAAAAAACCTGTTAGATTTTTTTCTCCAAGATTTACCCCTTTCATTTACCTCCTTTTCTGTATACTTAAAATTCATATGAACAGAATCTCCATCTAAATCTGCCCCCCAAAACTTACTTACTTTTGCTGGTATAGTTATATTAGAAGTTGGTGTATCATCTATTTGAGCATGAAAATCTTTTACTACAAACACAGAACTAGTAACCTTTCCGTGTGAAGGTACTCTTGTACCAATAAATAAATCTCCTACCTCTACACCTTGATCTTTTAAATATCCAGGAACTATAGCTTCAGAAGCAACTATACTTTCATCTTCTGCAAACAATCCTTTTTCGTATGATTTTAAATTCATGCCTAAACTTGATGACTGATATGCTATAGATCCTTTTGTATACATTTTAGTTCCTCTATGTGTTATCCTACCTCTAGCTATAGAGTTATAAGAAGCATTTGCAAATGGGTATCTAGGATCTAATGTTTCAAAAACAGAATCAAATAATACCCCATATATATCTGCACTAACAGAACTAGCAAAAGAATCTCTTTCTTTGTATACTGTTTCTCTAGTAGCGGTATTATTCATAATTAAACCAGCTTTTCTATTTCTGCTTTCGTTATTAGCTTCCATAACATCTTTTCTTAAACCATACATTTCTTTAAGTATAAGTTTTTCTTCTTCTGTTATTATGTTTGTAGCTAAATTGTAAAATAATTGTGATGGAAAAAATCTTTCATCTGTTTGCTTATCTAACTCTAATTGTATACCAAAACCTTCTCCTGACAAGCCTCTATATCCAGTATCGTCTTTATACAACAGGTCTTGTCTTTTCATAATATTATCTATATTGTCTAAATTTTTAATATCATGTATATCTTCTTTTGTTCTTATGCCATCTAAAAATAATTTAGCAGCAGACTCTGACGCAGCTATTACTAGATTACCTGGTGTTTTAGAAATATCTTCTACTTGTTCTTGACGTTTTCTTAATACCTCTCCTATATTTTTTAAGTATTCACTTTTAGCTTCTAACTCTCGTGTTAATGTATGTACAGCAAATTTTAAATATGTTGTCTTCCCTTTTAACTTACCTTCTGTTTCTGTATAATGATAAACAAACTTAAATACATTACCTACTTTTTGTGACTCTCCATATTTTTCTCTAATAATTTTTGCTTGCTCAGGCAATACATAACCCATAGCATCATTTTCTATATAGTTATTATCAGTTTCTTCTGTAGTAATCTTATTATTATCATCAATAAAATAATCTTTTATTATAATAGGCTCTATCATAGTGTTTCTATCAAACACAACATGACTTGCTATTGCACCTGCAGCTCTTTTTATATAATCTATTTCATCTTTAGATTGCCTGTGATCATGTACAAATAGTTGTTGCGCCATAAACTTATTAGCAATATGTGATGTTAAATATGCTTCTATAGCTTTATCTATATCTTTTGTTTCTAATATGTCTTCATTGTTTATGTATAAATCCTTATTAATTCTCATGTGTTGTTTAAAATCAACAACTAATTTCTTAATGTTTTTTATTCTATTGTTTTCAATTACATAAGGAAATATATCTGATCCTTTTTGATACTTTTTGCCATATGCTGGATTTCTTTCAATTCTTGACAATAATTCTTTTCTTGTTTTACTATTGTGAGCCATCATACTTTCTATATAATATCTTCTGCTTTTGTCAGAAAATACAGCTATAGGCTGATCGTATATTATTGTTTCTTCTTTATTTTTTATTCCTTGATTGTATTGCGATAAAAATTGTAAAAAATCACCTGCAACTAATTCTTTAGGAGTTACATAGTTTAGCTTAGAAGCTCTACCTTCATATTTTACAGCTTCAGCTTTAGCAATTAACTCACGCATCATACCAGAGTGTATAGTAAACCTAAATGGGTTTTGACTAACTTTACCATTGCTTCCAGTTAGCACCCCTCTTGCTTTTTTACTATACAATAAATAAGAATATATATTATTATCTGGATGCATTATATCATCTTTAGATATATCTATTTCTTCATTAATTATATTAGCTATATTTTTTGCTCTATTATGTAAGCCGTTTTCTTTATTAAATATACTGACACCGTCACCCATAACATTATCTACCATAGACAAATAATTAATAGCTCTAGATGCCACAAGACCTTCTGTTAATATTACTTTTAACTCGCCTTGTTTTCCAAACATTAATCCATAAGCTTTGTATTTTCCTGTTTGTACAGTAAATTTACCTTCTTTATCAATACCCATTAAAGATTGATATTTTAAATTAGGTTTGCCATTTTTAAATCTTTTGTGTTCAAATAATAAATTCCATAAATACTGTCTTTTACCATCAAATAATATTTCAGTATTTAATAAAGCTCTTTTGTCTATTAGCTTACCTTTTGCATTATCATCTAAAATTATATCTAAATATTTTGTTGCTGCTATATATTTTTGCTTAGAAGTAGGTTTTTCATTTTTAAATAAATTATCATATACTTCAGCTAACTTTTTCCCTTTTTCAGTGTTGTTATTTAAATCTTTAAGTATGCTACGTATAACGCCTTGCTCTAATGTTTTACTAATAGTTCTGTATTTTTTAAAAGACTTAACAGCTCTACGTCTTGATTTGTCATATTTTATTTCTAATGCCTGATGTGATAAAACCTCTATTGTAATACCTTCAATGGGTCCTTTAATTTCCATTAACTTAGCGTTAGTTAAAATTTTATCATTATTATATAAATTATCTAACAAACCTAACATAGCTTCTATTTCTCTACTTCCAGACTTTCTTACATTTGGTATAAAATCATATGGATCATACATAGTATTTTTAGACATGCTATATAAATCGTATAATAATTTTTTTCTATCTATTACTTTATCAGGATTTTGATTGTTATAAACCTCTACTATTTTTTTTATAAAATTAGAAGTTGTTGTAGGTAAGGCTATTTGTTTTACATCATCATCAAAATTTCTTTCTGCACCAGGCTGACTTTCATTACCATCTTGACTTACATCTTCTTCTTTACCAATACTTTTTCCTATATTAGACAATATACGATCTAGTTTATCGTCTGCTAATTTTAAATCATTTGGTCTTGTTTTTTGTCTAACTACAGCTTCAACTTGCGATTTTATAAAATCTACATCTTTTATTGTTAATTCACTATCCTTTGCTATTTGTTCAACTACTCTATCTGCAATTTGTTCTGATGTTAATCCACGCCCCATAAAATCACCTATAGTTTTAGATAAAGCAGAATACGTAGATCTTTTTCTAATTGCTTTTTTCTTAGCTTTATTTATCGGTCCATATGCAGAATTTTGCATTACAGGTACTGTTCTGTTTCCTGAATTAAAGTCTAAAAGTATATGTTTTATTGCAGCTTCTAAATCTAAACTTTGTATATTGTCAACTGATAAATCTAATAATCTTTTTGCGTCTTCATTAGATGTTAGCTTTTTTACTTTCTTATAAAACTCTATTAAATCTTTTTCTAATCTTTTTTGTGTTGCGGTTCCTTTTATAACAGCATCAACATTATCATAAGAATAAAATTCTAAAGTTCTTGAAAATGTTTCTTCTAACAAATGCCTTTGTCTGTCTACTCTAACTTCTTTAATTCCTTGTGCTTTTAATTGTAGTCTAAGCTCATTAAACAATTCCATTGTTCTTGTGCCGTCATTGTTTCTTTCTGCTATAGCAATGTTTTCTGAAATACTTACAATATCACCAGTATAATCTGCTTTATTATTTAATGCGTTTCTATATATAGCTCCAATAGTAATATTTTGCCCATTAACTCTCATTAATGTTAACTCAGGATATTCTTCTTGTGTCTTTTTGTATAATAAAGATTTAGGTAAAAGCTTTTTTATTCTTTTCATTAATGGAGTTTTTTCCATTAACGAATAATATATATGTCCTGCTTCGTGTATAATATCAGATTGCCTAACTTCGTTTTCGTTTATCATAAGCGTAGCGCCTATTGCTAATGATGTAGCTTCTTGTCCATAATCATCATACAATGCTTTTTGTACTACGTAACCCTTAGCTCCAGGAAAGTTTTTGTTTATAATAGACCTAGTTAATGCGGAAGCAGCTAAACCTGAATCTGTATATACTTCTAAATTACGATTTAATAATATTGGATCATTTTCTTTTATAGTAGAAAATGTGCTTTTTATGAATTTATTAAAATTATCTTTTGTTTGCTTTACTGCGCCTACTACCTTATCTATACTTCTAGTTTCTTTTTTCTTTGCTTTTTTTGTTGTGGTTTCTTCTATTGTAAAATCTTGATATTGTAATTGTCCAATAACCTTATTATCTACTATTACTTCAATTTTACTTTCATATAATGGTGCTCCTTTTTTATATTGAAAATATAATTTACCATTAACTTCTACCACATCAGCTTGCCCTGCTACTGGTTCTACTAAATTTAATTTAACATTTTGTGGTGTTTTAGTTAAAGCTTCTGCTCCAAAAGGTTTAGATGTAAAAAATTTGATAACTTTACCTGTAGCTGTTTTTAATATGTAACTAGTAGTGCTAGCTCTACCTTCTTTATCTATTACCTTAGATATACTTGCAGCCTGTAATTTTATTCCTTTATCTTTTAAAGATTTTTCTGTTTCTTTATACTCCTTAGTTTTAGGAGCTACGACTGATTGGTCTTTTTTTTTTACGTCTGCTTTTGCTCTTTTAGGGTCTACTCTTTGTTTTTGATCAGAAGTTAGTCTATCAAACATTTTAGGATTCATAACTGTTTTGTAGTCTCCAACTTTTCCTACAGTATATGTCATACCAGAAGGTATAACCTTATCTGTTTTAGCGTCTCTTACTGTTGCTTGCGTGTACCCTTTAATAGCTTCTTCATTAGATATATTATCTCTCTTTTGTATCTTCTCATCTATTACTGTTGCTGGGGTCCATCTATCTGCTGCTTCTGACCACTGTGTCCACTCTACTGTTCCGTCTAATCTTGTTACAGCTCTAAATCTAGCGTGCACTGACCCGTCTTCCTCATAAACAGTAAATTCTTCTGTTTTAACAGGAACTTGCTTGTCTTTATATCTAGGTTTTTCTTTTTCTTTTGTTTCAGTCCTCTCTTCTTTTTTTACTGCCTTATCTACATCTCCTCTATTAATAACTTTATTAATTCCTGTACCTATTATTTTACCAGCCGCAGCAGCAGTTATTTTTCCAGCCTCTAATGCTTTTAATAAATAATCTTTTGCTGTAGATGTAATTTTAGTTTTATCGTAATTTTTTATTTTTTTAATTGCCTCCTTAACTTCAACTGACTGTATCTTTTTTTTTCCTTTACCAAACAACCCCTTAACCCCTTGTACAACTTTAGATATAACTGACGGTTCTTGCTTTTTAGCATCGTCAGCTTTTTTTGCCTCTTTTTGCGAAAACTCTGTAACCTCATCTTTTGTTAGTCCTTGTACTTTAAACCTAGCATCTCTTTTTCCTGTTGACTTAGCTATTGGCGCTTTGTCTACTCTTAATGTATATATATCTTCTATTTCTCTTTCTAATACATTCATATCATCTTGCAATGTTTCCATAATAGATAGATGATTTTGTTCTGCTTTTTCTAATGCTTTCTTTTGTTTTTCTGGATTTTTTATATTTTCTTTTATATTAGCCCGATCTATTTCATAAGATTTCTTTTGTAACTCTTGTTGTTGTAAATTTCTAGATTTTCTAGTTTCTCTAAAAAATGCTTGCCTTGCTCCTTCTTCTGTTAATATACTATTTACAGTATGTTTTTCATAATTCTTTTCTGCTTGTTCTACAGCGGCTATATATTCATCTGCTGTTTGTTGTGACATTTTTTTGTCCTTTACCATGTTGTTTATGTACTCTATGACAACAGAACCATCACCTCTATAGTTCCAAACGTTTAATGCTATTATGTTGTCTTGTACTTGTGCTTCTGCTGCATAGTACTGGTCAGGATCTTTTGCAGACTCAATTATTCTAGCATTTTCATTTATGGCTTCTTGATGCTCATTTAATGCAGAGATTCTTTCTGCTGCTGCATCAAAATATCCTCTTGCGCCTCCCATCGCTCCACCTAAACCTACAGAAGACCAAAATATATCTCTTATTTCAGGACGTATATTTCCATAACTATCTTTTACCCAATCAGTCATTCCTAAATATTCTTCTCCTTTTGCTTGTTGTATATTTTTGTATTTATTCCACTCTTGGTGAGTTTCTTGTATACCTTCTGTCAAACCTTCTACTGTAGCATATGCTCCTGCAGCAGGTAAAAGAGGTAATCTTTTTCGTACAGCATAGGACACTAAACCTCTTACCGAATCTTTATAATTTATTTTTTGTAATGGATTTAATAATAGTCTTTTAGCCATAGATTTACCTACACCTCCAAATAATAAACCATATGATATTGCATCTGCACCAACCCACCATGCATTTGTTTTCATTACATCTGTAGCATGTGACGCTGCTTCATCTGGTGTAAATAATAAATTACCATCTTCATCAGTATCTCTTAGCATTTCATTATACGCTTCTCCAGCTAAATATGCTCCTTCAGCCATGTTTGCTCCCAAACCACCACCTGCAAATGAGCCTATATTACGCATAAATTTTGTTTGTGCTAAACCTTTCTTGCCAGCATCAAAAGCTAACTTACCTAATATACCAGATCCCTGTATACCTTTGTTACCCATACCTATACCTTTACCCATAGTACCAATAGGGACTCCCATAATTTTTTTAGCCTTATCTGCTTTTGATAAAGCTTTTGCTGACATCATTCCAAATCTTCCTAATAAAGCACCTCCTATTCTTGCTCCTGCAGTATATGGTATAGCAAATGACAATGCATAAGGAACTAATCTAGCAATTTTAGAGTTCCAAAATTCTGCACGGAACATATCACCAAAAGTTACGTCTTTCATTTCATCAGACAATACTAACAAATTTTCATTTTGTTTTTGTGCTCCAATTTTTTTAAAATAATCACCTAGACGTGTAGTAGGTTCTGGATCTCCTGGTCTAGCCCACGCATTTATAAAATCTAAAGTTTCTCCAGTACCATACAATAAATCTCCAAAACCAGCTTTTATACTTCTTTCTAATTTTTCTCCTCCAGAACCAATCATAGATAATGGATCTAGTATTTCTTGATTTGGTGCAGAACCATATCGTAATCTATCTAGACCACTATATTCATCTGCCGATATATCACTAGCAGCCATTGCTCTAGAATATTTGTTTAGCAAAGGATCATCTATATTTGCCTGTGCTACATTTTGAAACATTGCATCCATAGACATGGGCGTGTCCATTTCACTGTCATATGATTGTTGTATATCTTGTTGAGGTGTATTTATATTTACACTTTCGCTTTCAGCTAAATTGCCTAATATTTGATTTAACCCTGATGTGTAATCATTACTTTCTGCCATTATTGTTGATATTTATATATGGTTTTACTTAACTTTCTGCTTTGTTTATATTGTGATGCTGGATATATTGTTTGACTATATTGATCATAGTTACCTTTATTTATAGCTTCCAGCATAGATACAAAGTTAGGATTTTGCGTTGCAAGACCTTCTTTTAATAGTTTAGTTGATAAAGCCATATATTGTCCTGGACTATTAGCTATTAATTTTTTAGAAGGATCAGTTTCGTTAGGAGTAAAATCAAATGGATAATTTCTTTCCTGTTTTGACTGCACATACAAATCTGCCATTATCATTGGTATTGCTTTTCTTGCGTTAAATGAACTTACTCCTGACATACTTAATCCTATGTTTAATGTTTTGTCGTATCCATTAACAAACTGCTGTGTCAAACCTTCATTTGGCATTTCTAATTGTTTTGTTAATTTATTAGTAGATGCTATTTTTCTTTGATTTGCATAGTTCTGTTGTGCTATTTGTTGCTCATAATTACCCATGTCTGTTTTAACTTTATTAAGATCATCTGTAGGTACCGCTTCATTTATTGCAGCTTGTATTGTAGCGTCTTCTAAATTAATCTTTTTATAATATGCATCATCTGGGCCTAAATCATCGTCTATAAGTTCTGCTACTATTACATAGTCAAACTCTGTATTTTTATATTGCTCACGCATTTTATTTAAATCTGATTCTTTTGAAACATCAGTTAGTAAAAAAGAGTCTCCATTTGCATTTTTTCCTTCAAGAGCTACATGATAACCTCTAAGTCTTAAATCATCTCTTTCAGATTCTTGCCATAAATCCTTACCTGTGATATTCATTGAAGCTATATCTGAATCTGAAATTTGATGTCCATATCTATCATACAAACCAGCCATTCTTACATTATCTACTTGTCTATTTCTTGTATTGTATCTTGATTCTTCTGAATTGCTATATTTTCCTGCCCATGATCTTGTTATTGCAGTTTCTAACTTAGGATTAAAAGCAAAAATTCTAGGACTTGCTACAAGTTGCGTTCCTTTAGAAAATGGAGCGCTTATACCTTTATAATTTTCTGGACCATGATTTTTATCAACACCACCTATTCTATCCCAATTAGTAAAAGCATCTGTTGAATTAAACATATCTTGGAAATTAATACCTTGATCTTTAAATTTAAAAAAGTCTTTACCTGTTGCTATTTGCGTTAAACCAACAGAATCTAAATTTCTTACTAACTCTCTAGAAAACGTTGTATCTATTTCTTTATCTCCAAATATAGCTTGACCATTAAAATATGTAACACCATCAACTTCTTGATAACCCAATTCTTTTTTAACAAATAATTTCATATCATCATACGTTATAGCAGATTGATATTCTTGTACATTTTCTGGGTTAGCATCATTTATCATGTCTATAATTATAGATTGATGATTTGATCCAATTAGATCGTCTATATCTAAATTTTGTGCTTTTGTTAAACTCAAAGCTTCTTTAGCTTGCTCTATATAATCTCTTCTAGGAGCATTAAATATAAAATTATCACTTTCTCCATTAACAAAATCTGTGTATCTTTTTTTTGCATTTGTTGTTATTAAATGCGAGTACTTATTATTTAAAGCATGCGAGTGATATAACTCTAAAGCAGCTTGATTTTTTTTAGTTCTTTGTGATATTGGATTATTTTTTAATCTAGCTTGATATTCTGCTATTAAATAATCTAAATTTCCGTACAATCTAGCATTATCTATAGAACCATGTTCTCTAAGCACACCCTGTATATCATTCCATCCTGATAATTGTTGATGCCAAGCCTTAAAATCATCTACATCTTTTTGTCTTGCAAATTTATTATTAGTATATAAATCATTAAACGCAGTTTGTTGAGCTTGTACTAATTGATTGTTTTGTTCATTTTTTCTATTTAATTGAGCAAGCTCTTGCATTTGTAATTGCATTTGCTGCTGTTTTAAAGCATTTTGCTTTTGTAAACGTGCGTTTTGTAAATCGCCTGCCCCTAGCATTGGACCTGTTAATGCACTAAAAAACCCTGAGTCTATTGTCATTCTCCTTTTTCTTTATTAATTAATTCTTGTAAATCTTTTAAGCTTACAGATTGATTTCCTACATTATCTATATAATTATAAAATGGACTACCGCTTGCAGGAGTTGTGTTTGACAAAGAGCTTCCTCCCAAACCAGATAAAACATTTGCAAAAGCAGCTCCTGTAAATTTAACAGCAGCATCTTTATTTGCTTGTTGTCTTTTCATATCTTCTGTTCTTTCTTTCTCTGTTTGTTGTATGTCAAAATTTTCTTTAAACATCATTAACTTTTCATACTTATCTGCATTTTTTCTTTGCAGCTCATCGTCTTTTGCAGCAAAATCTAATAACGCAGAAGATCTTTGAGCATCTAAAACTCCGCTTTGTGCTAAGAATCTAGCTCTATTACCATTTGTACCTCTAACAGCATTTTCTAAACCTAATTGATATGCATAGTCTATTTCATTTCTAAATTTATTTGCCTCGTCAGGATGAAAACCTTTTTTAGCCAACTCTCTACTTTGTCTTAAATGTTGCATAAACATAGGAGATAACTTAGCACTAGCTTGTGGCTTTACTTCTTTCATAGCTTCTGCTAGGCCTTTTTTACCTAGCACGTATGATATAATACCTCCTGGGCCACCAACATAATCTAAAACTTTACCTGCTCCCTTTATTAAACTAGATCCCAAGCCAGCTAAACCTTCTAATGGAGTGCTAGGAACATTAGTAACGTTTTTATCTGTTTGTTCTGTTGTATCTACACTTTCTGGTGTTACTAAAGATTCATCTGTACCTGTACCCCCATCAATATCTATTGTATCAGGAATACCATCACCATCTTGGTCAATCATCATTTCTTTTGCCCTTTCTTCTTTTATTTTTTCTTGTCTTTTTTTTGCTTCTTTTTGAAATGTATTTGGTACAAAATTTGGATTTATTTGACCTTCTTTTCCTAATTTAAAAGTACCATCATCGTTAATTACACGAAATTCATTTTTATCTTTGTCCCACTTGTATCTGTTTTCTTGTATCTTTATAGGCCTTGACTTGTCTATATTATCAATATTTTTATATACCTCATCAAAATTTGTATATTCTATTTCTCCTGTTTCTTGTAATTTAAAAGATCTTTTTATATCTTCTTGTGTTACATTTTCTCCAATAGGTATTGTAATTATTTGATCATTTGGACCCATTACTTGTACGTATTGTGTTTCTCCTGGAACAGACCCTTTAATTGCTGCTTTTGCTACAGTATTATTTCCCTCTTGTTCAACAATATATAGTTGCCCTTCTTTATCAACTGATAAATTTTCTGGAGGCAAACTTTTTATTACATCAGCATCTTTTTTATCTTCTATTTTTATTTCTGGTAATTTACCAGCATCATAGGTTTTTCCTTCTTCTTCTACTGTAACTTCTGGCAATTCTCCAGCGTCTACAGTAGTACCCTGTTCCTCTACTGTAACTTCAGGTAATTCACCTCCATCTACTATAACATCATCATCTGTAGCTTCTTCATCTTTAACTTCTTCAGGACTATCAATATTTTTTATAACCGTTGGTATATTTTCTAATCTTGTTCTTGCAGTATCAATTGCATTTTGTGGTCTTTCCCAGTTAACAGTAAACCATGTAGAAGCTTCTTGTTCATTAGGAAAATTTTGTGCTAAATATTTTTTAGTGTCGTTTTCTTTTAAAGCATAATCTATTTGCCCTTTCCAATCAGTTTTCCAATCACTACCAGCAGATTTTTTCATAGCCTCAAATCTAGAGCCATAATGCTGAAATAACCCTCCCGACTTAGCTTTTATCCCGTCCCATAGATCAGATGGAACTTTTTTTCTTGCTTTTGTAGGGTGATACTTAGTATAATACCAAGACTTGTCTTTTCCTTGAAAAACTAATTTTTCTGCATTTGATAGTTTTTTCGTTGGGTCTGCTATCATATAATCTCCTAACACTCCAACATTAAAACTACTTTCTGATTTTATATTGTTAATCATACCTATAGCATGATTACGAGATAGGCCTTTTTTTATTAAGTAGTTATATAATTCTTTTTCTGTTACTTTCATTACGCCATACCGTTAGATTTCCATTTTTTAATATTTTTACTAGCAACTTTTGCTATTTCTTTATCAGTCATTGTAGTCTTAAACTGATCTGTAGCGTGGTCATAAACACCAGCACCTTTATTAACTTTAAAGTTTAATTTACCTCCTTTTGTATATATATTACCTTCGTTGTCTACAGGCATAGGATTACTTTTATGAGTTTCTTTTCCAGGTGTAATATAACCACCTTTCATTGCTTTTCTTATAGGAGCTGCTGCCATTGCATAATTACCAGATCTTAAACCTTCTTCTACTTTATTTTGATCATTTACAATAAGTTCGTTTCCTGTAAATTCTGCTACTATTTCTTTGGTTTTTCCACCGTATTCAAACTTCATTCCTTTTTTAGCATAATCTAATTCTTCTTCTACATTAGGAGTAACAAAAGGATTTTCTTTTGAGCTAATCCAATCTCCTTCTGGTTGCATATTTTTACGCTCTTGTTGTAATTGCGATAATTTAGCCATTGGTGTAAGCTGTATACCCGATTGTACAGGTTGTCCCATATCTCTAACTTGTTCAGGCCTTTTCAATATGTCTGTTCTACCTTGATCTAATGAGTACATATCCATTTGACCTGGACTTAATAAATCCATTAACCCTTGTATATAGTCTCCAACAAATTCAAAACCTGGTCTTGCTAGTTCCATAGCTCCATGACCTACATCGTCTATTGCATCAAATCCCATATCAAGAGTATTTTGTGCAAAATTCATTGTTGGCCTTAATACAGAGTCTAATGCTCCTGTTGCTAAATCTGCTGGCTTATCTAAAGCGTCTGATACTGTATCCATAACTGGTTTAATTATAGGCTCTACAAGATTTTGTCCAACTGTTTGCAGTGTTTTACCAGTAGCATCTGGAACAGTTTTTACAAGGTTAGTTGCAACCTTAACTCCAGTATTTACTCCTTCACTTACCAAATCACCAGCCCCCTTTATAATTGGACTTACTGTATCTTGTATTGGATCTACAACACTTCCTGCTGCATCAAAAAATGGGTCTGCAATAGGTTGTAATACATTTCCTACTCCACTTAATATATTTGATACTGGATCAAAAATAGAGCTAAGAACACTTCCATATCCATACTCAGGCAACCCAGTATAAGGATTTTTAGTACCACTACCCCCTAAAGCTTTTAATAAAGCTGCTTCAGGCGGGTTCACGTGCGCGAGCATAGTATCTCCATTTCTTCCTGCTTTAGCTATTTTATTTAATTCTTTTGGTGTAAACTTCATACCTTCTTTACCATAACCCTGAAATCTATCTGTTAGGTTTCCACCATACTGATTATCATACCTTGAAGATCTTTCTGTATACATGTCAGCCATTGCCCTAGCATTTATATCATCTCTTATATCTTGCATTTCTTGTGATCTTTCTCTGTACCCTTCGTCTTGTTGTCTTTCTATATCTTGTACCACTTTTTGATTAGCAGCGTCTACATTCTTTTGTCGTTTTTTATTAAAGATATTTCCTAATAATAAAGCGCCTATCATTACTAAAGGATTTATTCCTCCTGCTCCTATTTTTAATGCTGTACCTCCAGCCAAAGGAGCTAGTTTACTTGTAGCAGGTATTAGTTTAGATAATTGATGTGCAGCCATCATAGTTGACCCTATTGTACCTAATTTTTCTTGTCTAGTTAAAGTATATGGATTATTGTCAGTACCGAATGCACCATACACAGCAGCAGCAGGACCAAAATTTACACTTCCTAAAGCTCCTGGTGCCTCCATTCCTAAACCACTATAGATTGATTGAGCTCCAGATCTTATAAATGGACTTACCTTACTTCCTAAGTTATATCCAGTCATACCTGATCCAAACTTCATTAAGTTTTTATCAAATTTACTTATACCGCTTAATTGATCTTTATATACACTTCTAGGATCTTGAACTTCTGAATATTGAGCATACATATCTCTGATATTTTTAGGAAAATATGCTTCTGAAGAATATGGATTTACTCCTTGTTGCTGTAATATTACATCTAGATTATTACCTTTATTAGCATAGTCTGATACGACATTTGCATCTTTTAATGTATTAATAGCATTTATAACATTTGAATAACTCATAATTAAATTGTTTTTCTATACTTTGCAAGTATTGCAAAGATATTAAATTTATCTGGAGTTTTTGCCTTATACTTTATTTTTGACCAAGTACCCCTAGATCTTTGTTTACTTTCATGCGTTCTCAATGGTGCTTTTAAAACCCCATCACTATATCTGTGCGCATTTAATCCTGCTATCTCTACATAATCAACTTCATAAGCAGGACCACTACCATTATCAAAATCTAACCTTATTTGCAATATATAAGAATCATTATATTGATCTACATCTGACATATTAAACTCGCAAATAACCCAACCATTATCTATTCCTTCTGGCTCAGGTATATCAACTCTTCTGCCTGGATCTTCGTCTAAATACTGACGATTACCTTCATTAAATTCTTTTATAGGCATACCTCTAAAATAACAAGAACCCTGCCATGTAGAGTTTGTATTGTCTATTCTTCTTATTCTTGCTCTTATTATATTATTGTATTTACCTATAAAATCTTTTGTTGTATCTGGACTATAATCGGTTAATGCATTTTCGTGCTTAAATGATGACCGTAATTTACCGTCTCCTTTGAAATCTAATCTAGCAGAACTTTTATCTGTTGAGGTGTATAATATGTCTCCAACTTGAAAATCACCTGCTGCGTTACCCGAGTTTTTTCTAAAATGCATATTTCCTGTTCCGCTTGAAGGTGTAGAGTTTGCATTCGTATCATCCCAAGCTTTTATAAAACCTTCATACACTACAGAGCCACTTCTTTCTACATACATATAAACTATTGTTTCGCCTTGTATGTCGTAACCTATTAAATTATTAAACAAAGATATATCAGCATAACCATATTGGCCATCAGTTCCTGTTACTGGATGATCAATACTTGTTATTTCAACAGTTTGACCAGTATTTAATTGCATAGCTTTTGTTCCCTCTACCCCATCAGTCCATTGCCAAGAATGACTAGTTTCTCCAAAACTCCATCTTTTATTTATAATTAACTCTTCAGTATTATCTAAAATATTTTTTTCATCATGTATAACATCGTAATATTTTATTGTGTCTATTGTCGTGTCCGTATTATATTCTATAGAACTAAAGTTTATATAATTAGGCCTCATTACAATCTCTGCATTATCAAATATTTTACTATCTGATGCTTCTGAATTTATTACTTTTTCAATATAACTTTCTTCTATTACATATCCCTCATCTCCTATTATTTTTTTTGCATTAGTTTTAAATTTTGTATTATCTACACCTCCAGTGTAGTTTGAATTTATAGGGGTTGTAGCGGCATATTGAGAAGCGGCTGTTACTATAATATCAGTATTATTTCTTTTTCCAAAAAAATTACCTTTTATTCTTTTTTTATGTTTTCCCCATCTCCATAGCTTTAATGGATTTACTCTATACTGTTTGTATAAATTACTATCATAAGACCCATAAATATTATATGGCATTTTTAAATAACTAGTGCTAATATCTGTTGATCTATTTAATATAGATTCTACACATATTTCATTTTCTGGACATAAAATAAAAGACCCCTGCCCTCCAGATAACCATTGTGGTGGAGCTACAGTGTATTTAGATGTAAACGCATTTATACCTTCGTTATACACTAAAGTTTCTGATTTTTTAATTGGCTGACCATTAGTTGTTGATCCCATCTGGTGTAAAGTAGTTGGATTTGCAAACGTATGTCTTACTCTGTAATTTCCATAAGAATCATATATATCGTAATTACTATTATGAAAAGTTACCATTAACTCTTTATTGTCAAAATCATATATGCTTGTAATTCCTAAAAATTTTAAAGGATTGTCTGCATGATAATTTCTACCATACTTTTCTACAACATTTAAATGACCCTTGTAAACACCATGATACAGTCCTGCACCTTGATGTGTTGTTGTTATTGTTCCAAATGGAGCCCCGCCTCCTGAAGTTGCACTACAAAATTCTACGCTCTTCCATTGTACATCATGCATAATATATTTTAAATAATTTCTTTGACCCAGTGCATCTCCTAATGAAATTAATTTTTCTGTATCATACTTAAATAATCTAGCAAAATTTACATCTACAAAATACAAAGATTTTTCACTTTGCGCCACACTAAATTTATGTCTTGATCCATATTTAGTTGATATATAAATATGATTTTCTACAGTTTCTCCTGTTCCTGTAAACAATGATGTTCCAGAATCATCACTTAACATAGATAAAGGATTTACAAGTAGTTTTGCAAAAGCAGTATCTTGCAATACATATATTTCATTTTTAAAATTAACAATAGCATTAATTTCTCCATACAACCCTTCCATATCATGAAATTGATTTATAGGAAATTGCCTAAATGAATCTGTTTTTTGTCCTAATATTTTTGTATTAGAATAAGCTATTTCATAAGGTAGTTCTAAATTTTCACAAGACTCATCTTCATCTATCATTAATCCAGACTTTATAGTATTTTCTTGTGAGTACACACTATTATATAACCAATCATTACTAAATGGAGCTTCATTCATTTCTTTACCAATAATAACATCGCCAGAGTTTAATGTTAAACCACTTCTCATATCTGTATTAACATAAGACTCTACAGGAAATACTTGCCATCTTGCAGCAGAATTTTTCATATATGGCGTTGATGTTTTTTGATGTGAATAAAAATTAACAAATGTATCTCCTCCAAATACTTGTGATACGTGCCCTTGTTTACCCCCACCTGTTTGTCCTGATGTATCGCTTTCTGATTGTACAGGATGAAAGTTTCCTGCTGGTATATATCTTGTTTTTTCTATGGCTCCTTTTGTGTGTCCTGAATAAGGCGTAACAGTTCTATGTATAGAACATAAATATTTATGTGGATGTAAAGACTTTGCTTTTGTATTAGTCTTTATTTTTATATCTGTTACTGTATTTGCATCTCTTGTGTCTGGATAATGATTATATTCATCCGAGACACTGCCATTACCATGATGCGAAATATAAGTAGGGCTAACAGGAAAATTAACATATCCATTAACACCATTATTTGAAGTACCTATAGTATTTTGATCCATAACCCCGTAAAAACCTTTTCCATGTTCATATATAGCTGAAACATTATGACAATGAAACCAGCTTGCATAATTTACATATTCACGATTAGAAAAACCACTATCTTGACTTTCAGCTGTTCTCCAATATGTATTTAGAGGATCTGGACCAAACTTTCTTGCTTCAGTTAACTTGTCATTAACCTCTATTAATATACTTCTCAATCCCATTTGTAAAGTAGAAACAGTGTCATAAGTATAGTCCTCTGCTTTTACAGATGAATGTTGATTATCATGAGATTTTATATAAGCAATACTTCTGTTTACAGCTCCAAAAGTAAAAAACCTATTAAAATCTTCCCATCTAAAATCAGCATCACTATATGATTGACCTGACCCTCCATCCATAGGAAAAGATGAAGAATTTCTCATAAACCCTAATGTATTATTAGAAAATCCATTAGACACACCATTTTTAATATCTTGACAATATTTAAAAAACCCACTTGGAACTATTTCTCCGTCTGATAATTCTTTTGCATTACCTATAGGTAGCCATTCACCATGAGACTCTCTAAATCTTAAACTAGAATTTAATCTATTAAAACCATCACCTATAGTTCTTTCTCCCCCCGATATTTCTAGATCGCACGCCCATTGTGTTTCATAACAATAATATTTTCCTATTAAAACCGAATAGTGTTCATTTATTTCTCTTCTTTTGCAAAATGATAATGCTGCGCTAATAGTAGAATATGTATTTACTGGCAACCAGTCGTCCCAAGAAGAACTTGAATTAGTAGATAAATCATTAGCCTCTGTTAATATTGTTGCCCATCTACTACCTAAATGTACATTTCCATCTTCACCAATAGCTGTTCTGCAGTGAGTATAATGAGCAATCGGAAAGCTGCTAGACCAGCCTGAACCGCTACCATTTTTATATCTCATTTGATCGCTTAACTTTAAAACTGTATTAATTACTAATCTATCTCCTTCTCTATATGAATAAGGCCTAATTCCAAAAGCACTATCAGGACTATCAAGAGTAAAAACATTATGCACTATAGGTAGCATTGCATAATAACTGTTAGCTTTACTCATAGCCCCAAAAGCTTGCAACCTAGCAGCAGGATCTGCAGCATCGTGAAAATTGTTACGATACCCCATCTTATCGTATGTACCAAAATAAGCACAATGTTTATAGTTTTCTCCATGTGTACCAGGGCCTCCATAATGAGTTCCATTCCAGCCCCTAACTCTTTCTGCTCCAGATGCAGGGAATTTTTTAGTATCTTCAGTTTCTGGCCATGCAAATACTTTACCCTCTGAATTTCCTCCAGTTGTTAATTTTCCATCACTAACATTAGCATCATATCTCGCTAAATTTGAATTTTCTGCAAGTCCTATATAGCCGTTTAAATAAGTGTCGTATTCTGGCTGCTCTACATATGTTGGGTCGGCATTTGTACCAGATGCACCAGATTGATCATTCCATTGATTTACAAAAACTGGATCATCATCAAACCCTTTGTTGTCTTTGGTGCTAAATTTTGTACCATCATAACCATAATTCCTACCTAAACTTGCGTCTCCATATTTTGCGGTTTGATTTAATAATCCTTGTTGTACAATAGACCTATCTTCTTCATTTCTTTTTGCTCTTACAACTCTATAACCTGATATTTTTTTACATACTTCTTCAGGAATTAAAAATTCAAAATTTACATACAGGTCAAAACAATAGTGCGTATCAGTGTGTGATCCGCTATCCCAACCATGCGCATTAGTATTAAAAACGTTTTGAAATAAAGGTAAGCCCTTAACCCTTCCGTCAGAGTGGGCAAATTCTCCACTTGTAGCATCAATAGGTCTTGCTTCAGCACCAACTAAATCGCCATTTGGTTTTATATATGCGTCAAGATTACGATATGTTGATGCGTTTTGCGCTGTAAACCATTCTACGTCTGGTGGTGGTACTGCGTGTCCATATATAGCTGATAATTTATGATCTCTACAAAATGGATGTGTGGTAAATGCCTTTCTGTCTAATAAACTATCTTCGGAAAAGTACGAACTAAAACTAGCATCAACATCTATTGTTGGTCTAAATGGCGAGTAATCATTATTTGTAGTCTCCCCTTCTAAATCTATCATTCTAAGAATATCAAATTGCCATGGCATTTGTATATCTCCTATCCATAAAACATTTCCAGGCGCACCGTTTAAATCATACACTTGAACACCAAACCTATACACTTCACCTCTTTGATAACCTCTTTTGTCTCCTGCCGCATGTGGATCTTTTGTTCCACCTAAAGACATACTGGTGCTAACTTTTGTGTTACCTGATTCACTAACAGGCTGAACTGCACTTGCATCATGTATTGTTTCAAATTCTGTACTAAACTCTTCTTGCGTTGCTGTTGCGCTTATGTACGGACTTGAAGCAGTATTTTGCGATTGATCTACTTCTCTTTGTTTAACACCAAAAGTTACACGGCATCCTCCTAATTCATTTACCCTGTAGTTATAGCTCTCTCCACCTAAAGTCATTCTATCTGGTAAAAATCTATATTCTAGTTGCGCCCAAATTGCATGTGAATCTTGTCCATGAACTCCTACTCTTCGGCTTATACACGTTCTCCATGTTGGATTACCATAGTTACCATCATATTCTATATATGGGCGATTTGATACAGTAAAAACACTATGTGGAAAACCTAACAATTCTCCATGACCTACACGATGATCATGATAGTCTTTCTCTGCTACATTACTTGGACGATTTAAAATTTCTACAGCTTCATCATTAGTAGTATTATCTTTATTATAATGTTTTACTTCTTCATCATGTGTAGTTAAACATGCGTCTAATACATTACCAGAATTACTAGGAGCTATTCTCCATCTCATTATTTTTACATTCCATTCTTTTTCTGAAATCCAATTTTTCTTTTGTTTTAAATTTGCTGCAAAAAGAATGTTATCCTTAATAGCAATGTCTTTGCATATATCCCACGTATTAGATTCAATTAAAACTTCTTCTAAACCATTTTCTACTTGATTACTCCATGACACATGCTGAAAAGTACTTTCACTACTTGATATACGATTTTGACCTACAACTGCTACTTTTGGTGGTTGACCCGACTCCTCATAAAATAAAGAATATAATTCTACATATTCAAAGTTTTGATCTATATCTTTTATAACTACATTAAAACCTTGCGACCCTATATTGCCTCTTGGCCCTCCTCCGTATGTAGTGCTAGAGCTAAAACTTTGATCTGAAACATGATAAATATTACTTAATGGTCCAAATGTAGTTTCTCCACCATTTTCAGATATGTATTTATAGGTGTATTGATAAACTCCTACAGGCAAAGATCCGCTTAATGTTTTAGAAACTGTAGCTTGTGTTGCATTCATCAAAGGAGTTATATCTAATGATGTTTTAACAATATTTATTTTATCATCTTGATTTAAATTTAATGTTCTTAGTGGATTTATATTGTCTGTCCAATAAACTCTTGACAAACAATTATTTTCTACTATAGCCTCAACTGTTACTGGTTGATCTATTTTCATTCCTAAGTCAGGGTAGTTCCAGCCCTCTACATTATAACAATACCTATAGTCTAATACTCTTTGTACTTCTAATTTTTCATTGAAATCTACCATTAAAAAGATAGTACGTTCTGCAGGCTCTAAAACAGCCGCGTTTTGTCCAGTATCTTGTTTATACTCAAATCTAGCAACTATTATCAAAAATAATTGATTTGCATAAGAATAATGGCCAACTATAGACGCTCTGTTATCTATTTTTAAATTAGATACACTATATGACTCATTTACTGGAGATGCAGCATATGGTCCATTTGGACCTCTATCATAAAATGTTGGATAGTTGGTATTGTTTGATTCTGCCTCTATAGTTATCGGATATTCTGATAAATCAACAAATAAACTATTACCTTCTATATTTTCAACTGTAAATGTGTCTCCTTCTGAATTTGTGAGACGTATATTTTGTGCATCCGAATAACTTCCTTTTAATTGAAAGTGTGGATCTAAGTCACTTATCATTCCGTGAGTAAAACCTTGCGGTTGCGATACTCCAGGCCTTTCTTGTTTATTTGCTTTCTTTTGTCCTTTTTTTGCCATTCTAGAAATTAATTAAACCTGAACTGCTTTTAACTGGTATTAAAGTATTCCACATATTTCCTATTTGTTTTAATTCTTCAGAAGTTGGCATTCCATCATCACCTCTTGCTTTACCACATAAAAAATACCACCTTTTTTCTAATTCTTTAGTTATGTATTGCGGTAACTTACCATTATAAAACTCTATTAATTTCATTTGCCACATTATATATTGAGCTACAGCTGATTCATGTCCTTCTTTAACCATAGGATAACCCCTCATGTCTGTTGGATACGCCAAATATACAATAGTTATTTCATCTAAATTATCATGTTGTACATTTAATCTGTTACCATCTACATAATATCTAAACGCTCTTTGCTGTGTATCAGCAAAAGATTTTCCCACTCTTTGCCTATGTGTTGCAGCTGATTTTCTTAACTCTGTATGTTTGCTTCCGCTAGCTTCCGCTCCTACCCTTACCCCTAATAATTTTACTATATTTTTTGGTAAAACTAATTGTTGATTTCTATATATACCCTTACCTCCTGTTAAAGATCCTCCGCTAATTTTAGCATTTGTATTATTAGATTCTAATGTATAGTCATTTCCTTCTATTCCTATATCTTTAGCCGTTATAGTTAATATTCCAGGAGTAGAAGCACCAGAAGGAGTTACTGTATAATCTACATTTCCTAATAATTCTGGATATGTATTTATTGCTGAAGCCGTATATACTCCAGTACCTGTTTGTGAATTTCCAGATAAATTTTCAAACAAACCTCTTTCATTACCACTACCCGCTGAACCTGAAGCTAAGGTTGCATCTAAGGTAGAACCTATAGTAATTTCATTTGGGGATTGTGAAGCTCCAATTGAAGTTGAGGTTGTGCTTCCTCCAACTCTAAAAATAAGTTCTACACCATTTAAAGTTATGGTATCTCCGCTTGTTGGGTTATCTGTAAATTCTATTGTACCTGATGCAGCTGCACCGCTTGATGTATATGTAGATTCTTTTTGAACAAAAGTATCTTTACTTCCAATTAATTTTTCAGCCTCATATGTCCATTCAATCCAACTAGAAACCATATCTGTATAATCTGTTATACCTAGATTTCTTGCTACTGTACTAAATACTCTTTCAATGTATACGTGCATATTATTTTTTTTATGTAGTTGCTACAAACACTTCTAATTGTTGTTGTGCTGCTCCTATTACTTTTATAGAGTCTGCATTAGCAAACGAACTAAATGTTGCCCCTACTTCTATTTCTGTTCCTGTAAACATTATAGATGTATTTGCTGCAACAGAAACAAAACTTCCACTACTATCACCTATCAAGCCTACTTTTAATACTGCAGAGTCATCTAAATTTGTAATTCTAATATATTTTACATCAGCTCTTTTAAATTGTCCTCCAGCATTCAAGCTATTGTCAAATGTTACCACTGTTGTTAAGGCTGTAGATTCTAACTCTACAATCCTTTTAGATGCATTTAGTATACTACTAGAAATTACATGTGTATTTACTTGTGCAAAATCTATATTGTCAGTTGATCCTGAAGCATCTGTACCCACAGACAAAGATTCTGTTATAGTTACTGTTAATGTTGAAGCGTTTACTGTTGTTGCCATTTTTAATCTTTATTTATTATTTTTTTTGAATAACCTAACGGTAAAACCTTACAGTTTCTAAATGTTACAGGCCTTACCCATATTAACTTTTTATAAAAGTCATCTAATATAGGTACTTTTATTGTCACTGTTTTACCTTCTCTTTTTGTCGCTTCATTATCCACCCTGTAATGAAAAGCTCTTTTATGTGGTCTTTCGTCTAAATATATATGACCCATTTGGTTTGGCAAATATACTTTACGATTTCTAAAGACTACATCTCTAATTAATATTTCAAAAAATCTTTTAATTATATTGTAAAACAATGAATATGATATTTTTTTATACATTATATCGTTAATATTATTATATATATCTCTTACAGATATGTATTTATCTTTGTACTTGTGACCCACGGCTTAATTGCATTTTATGTGTATCGTCCATTCCGTCATTTATAACTTCAGGGACTGTTTTTAATGTTGTATTAATTTCTATCTGTAAAATTCTTTGAATTAAATCTCCAATATAATCTGTTCCAATAGGATAATCGTGACCATCATCACTCCATTCTTTTGGACCTAACGACCATTGAAAACCTCGCATTTCAACAATTCTTGTAGGATCTTTTAATAAAAAATTTCCTTGTGATTCATACTGCCAATACACTTTATCATTAGTAAATTCCATATCCCCTCCTAAATAGTTTGGAGATACATCTAAATTATTAAATTGTAGATGATCATAATTAGCTGGATCAATATTTTTTTCATGTAAATAAGTTGGACTACTATGATTAAAAAATTTATTATGTTGACTTTGCTGTAACAAACTTCTTGTTGTTTTGTGTAATTTTATAGGAAAATTAGTGTACCCTGTAGATGCCTCATCATCTTGTGTGACTGGATCATCAACATGATATGCAATCCTTTTTACAGTAATATTTTTTACTTGTATATCGTTTTTTAAATTTAATAAAACTGGAACTCTAAATGTATATCTTCCTTTATTTCTTAATTGTCTTGTATCTATCCCTTGTTTTTGTATACCGTACGTACTACGAGAAAACGCGTCTGCATAGCTTTGCTTAAAAACATCAGTATCTAAACCTACAATTAAACTAGAATACGGTATAAACCTACCTGTTAGTTCTCCAGTAGATGTTTTTTTTGGAGTGTAAGTCAAAATCCCATCTGTTATAGCAGGTTTGGCTGTGTTATTGTCTACTGCATTATTGTAATTACTTATATACGACTGCACGTCACCATAAGAACTACTATATGTTGTTAAATATGATCTTTGATAAAAATCATCTATATTTTGATTTTTTTGTACAAGCTCGTTTATTATTTTTGCTCTGTGATAATGTATCCAAAATTTTATTTGACTGTCTGACATTGTGCTTTCTACACCTGTCTTACCTCCATAAGCTAAATTTTTAATATTGTAAACTAGTTCATTTAAAGTAACCATAAGGTAAAATTTTAGATTATTACAAAATTAATTAATTTTTATTTATTAAACAAAAATAGGCATTGACTATTTCTAGTCGCAACCTATTCTTGCAGCCAGGGAGCAAAAGACCTTTATATTCTTTACATCTGTGACTCAATTTGTTTTGTCTGATATTTTGGATCTTCAACATTTGCAGACATTTTTCTTACGGCTAATTGTACCAATTTTTTTCTATAATGATTATTAAATGCAGCCCTCGTTAAAGTTTGTGCATTTCCAGAAGTAAAAAATGGTTCATCTGAAAATACATCTTCAACATCAGGTAATGATAAATATTGTACAAGTACAGATTTTATATTTATATTTGTATACTCATCAAACATTATTCTATTTCCTATATAATAATAACCAGCATCTTGCTGTGTATCTTTTTTTACAAATGGATCATTGCTGTTTATTAAGTCATATCCTTCTTTTATGTCTAGCGCTTTTGCGTTTACTTTATCTGTTTTTATATCATCTATAGTTAATCCGCCCCTTACTAAACCTGTTGTTGGATCTATTAACTCTCTAAAATTATATTTTACAATTTGTATTGATAGAAGATACAAAAACTTTTTGGGTAAAACTAATTCATTTCCATAAGCAAAATGCGGCATGTTATCAACATTAGGGCCGTCAGGATCAGTAAGTTGTGAATTAGGTATAACAACACCTGCAGAATCGTAAATACCATCAGACTTGTATTTATTAGATAATCTATTATAACCTTGAAAATAACCACCACTAGCTATATCTGCATTTGTTAACTCAAATCTTCTATACACAGTTAAACCACTTAAAGCTTTTCTAGCATCTTCATTAATACTCATTTTTGCATAATTTGTATTTATAAATTCAGATATAGCTAAAGATAAAAACTTATGTTTTTCTTCATTAGTAAAATATGGCTTGTCTGCTCTGTCAAGCAACATATCCATATATTCAAAAGCTTCTTGTAGATTCATATATTATTTAACTTTTAGACGGTTTTTTAGTAAACCAACCTCCTCGGTTTTTAGCTTCTATTTCTTTTTCTATTGCGCTCACACCTTCGCTAACAACCATGTCTGAAGTATCAATTTTTTTATTTTGCTCTTTTTTTGGAGCAACCCCATTACGTAATTGATTTTTCATAACAGCATATACTTCTGGATTATCTTTAAGCCAAGCTATAGCATGCTCATCAGATATTCCTAACGTATAATTATTATGTTTCCATACGTCATTTACTTTTTGTATAACTTTACCCTCTAATGCTTTCTTTAAAAATACACGATAAGATTTATCTGCATCATTATATATTTCTAAAAATTTATCAGGAGTTGATCCTGCCATTTGTATTAATTTTGCTTTTATAATTCCATTGTCAAAACCTTCGCCTATACCAAATAATTTTACTAAATCTTTTAGTTCGTTATCTTTTATTGCAGTTGCAACTTGTATAGCCTCAGCAGCTTTTAACATTCCTTCTGCCTTTTTTTCTATGTTAGCTTTAGTATCAACTAACTCATAGTGTTTGTTTTGTAATATAAACGGATGTTCTAATAAAAATTCATATACCCTTCTATCAAACTCATCGTCTATATCTAGTGTGGTAAATGCGTCATACATTTCCCATCCATCAATAGGTAAATCATCTGGATTTAACAATACTGATCTTTTACCGTTTGGTCTTGTGTAAGATCCAAACTTTACATAAGAAAACCTTTTTGTGTCTTTTGCTTTTACATAAATTAAATGTGCCATTTTTTTTGTTTTTAATTAATATTCCCTGTTACTTAATATAATATTTAGACTTTTTTGGAGTCTCTTTAAATATTCTTCTTTGTCCTTTTTCATTTGTAGATATTCTAGTTTCTGGATAACCTCTGTGTCCCCATTTTAAACCACTAGCTTTACCTATACCAAATGTATGTACTTTTTCTTCACGTAGATCTTCTTCTTTTAACTCTACGACTTTACCTTCTCTAATTACTAATCTTGTCTTCATTTTACAAATATAAGGAATTTGGAGGGCTTGCACCCTCCGTCTTCCATTAATTATTATCCAGCAGTAGATGTTGCGTCATGAGAGCCTACACGACCGTAAGCATACCAATTTGTTCCATCAGAAACAAAATCTATAATCTCACCACCTAAAGCAGCAGCTTCTAATGTTACAGTATCAGAAGCAGTAGTATAATTACCATCTGCACCTGAATCAGGTCCTTCAAAGTAATTTATATCATCACCAGCTGCAGAAGTAATTACAGCATCACCAGCCCCAGCAGGACTAGCTGTTGCTATAAATCTGAACCAAAGTCCAGCTTGACTTACCGCAGGTAATGTAATAGCTACATCAGCACTACCAGAAATTGTTAAGAATACTATAGAACCACTTTCATAGTCATATAATTCTCTTGCACTTGTTGTTACTGTTATTGTTGGATAAATATGACCTCTAAACTTAGGAAGTCTACCCTGTCCAGCATTAACAGATTTTGTTGAAATATCTAAATAATTTGCCATTTTTATTTTTTTAGGCGATATTGGGAGGCCGAAGCCTCCCGCTATCAAATTATTAACTTAGTTTACGAAGCAGATAATATACCGCAAGAAAGTGGATTTCTTACAATAATACCTGATTCAGATAATACGTGACATTGGAATCTGTCATCACCATTAGCAGCCATCATTGATTTAGTATCGTAAGGATTTACCATACCTCCAATGTATTTCTTAACTAATGAACGATTAATTCCTCCTGCACCTTTAGTAATTAACTCTACGTTAGAAACACCAGATGTAGTTCCGAAATCCATAAATACCATCTTCATAGATTCTTTTAATCTGTTATCTCCAAATGAGTTTGTACCAGCAGTAGCGCCATGTACATGCGGATCATCAAATACTGGACAATATGCAATAGTAATTTTGTTACCTAATGCATAGTAAGATGTAAAGTTACCACCTAATGATATATCAGAACCAGCCTGAATATCTGCCATAGAACCACCTGTCATAGATCCTGCTGGAGCTACAATCATGTCTTTCATAGCTTTGTGGAAAGCAATTCTACCTTCAGTTCCTGTAAATACAACCCACTCATTACCTTCAGCACCTTGTGCATTTAAAGATATTTTACCAATAAATTCAGTAATAATATCCTCAGTTAATGTACCTGCTGAATATGAAGCTTGGTTAGAAGAGCTTATTTGCTCTAATACACCATCACCAATAGTCATTCCACCATTAGTTGTTGTGTAAGCTGATCTTGTAGAACCATCATCATAAGTACCTGTTACAGATTCACCTAATATATCAGTGTTTGTTTCAGAGTAGTTTGTTGCAGCTGTTGCTACAGAAGTTTGTCCGTACCATCTTTGCAATTCTTGCTCATACATAAACTGATCCATCATTTGTTGCTCTTTTGTGAAGTACCAAAGTCTTTGACCATTATTTTCAATCCATGTTACATCAGTGGCATCCTTACCAGTGATTGTACATTTCTTTCTCATAATTGTCATAAAGTTCTTATAAGTGTCTGGATAAGCAAAGTTTTCACCTACTTCAGCACCTGTAGAACCATAAGGAAAAGCAGATCCAATTCTACCTACAACATTACCAGCAGTGTTATCAGCTGCTGTAATAGCAGTGATAGCCTCTAGTTCATATGCGTTTGTAGATGGATCAGATATTACTAATGCAGTACCTCCTGATGGAAATCTAATTACATCAAATTTATTTAAAGTATCTTCTGCACCACCACCAGACGAAGATTCAAATTTAATACCTGTAACTTTTGATCCTGCAGCAGCAGCACCACCAGCACCGTTTGTTGCATCAGTACCGTGTGTTTGAATCATTGTTTTTCTGTTTAGACGATTCATTACTTTCCATTCGTATGAACTGTCTCCTAGAACTTTTTCAGCTGCAAATCTTCTAGTTCTTTCTAAAAGATAAGTCATTGAATATCGTGGGTAAAGCGATATAAGAGTTCTAGCTATTTCTGGATATTGTAACAAGTTTGCGTTTAATGCATTCGCAGCCGTTGTTCCTCTTCCATACGTACCCGTTTTAGTTATTACCGACATTTTTTTATTCTTTATTAATTAAACATTATACTATTTGTTCAATTAACTTTCAACCATGAGCAGACTTTGTCTTACTATATAAGCTTACTCGCTTATGAACGCTTTTGGATCAAACTTGCCTGTCTTCACTTTGAAGTTAGACTTGCTTTTTCCTGTGTTAAGACTTGGTGAGACTATGCTATCCATGATAGCGGCTTTGCCGTCTTCTAAGCCTTGTGAACGAAGAATTTTTTCTATTTGCTTACGATATAACATAAACATTGCAACTTCAGCAACATTGGCGTGACTTGCATAAATGTCCTTCATCATATTGTTTGTAGCATAACGATAAACTTCTTCTTTCTGTTTTTTCGTTACTTTTCCGCCCATAAACTCATTCATGTTTTTTATTTCATTTTTTAAATCTGTTCTTGCTTGCTCTTTTTGTTGTTGTTGCTGTGCCTGCTTTTGCTCTTCTTGTTTTTTAGACTGACTTACCTGTTGATCTATTGCATTATTTAAAACTCTTCTAATGCTTTTAGCTTTCATCTTCATCATTCCGTTATCTTCTAACTTGTCTAAAGATTCTTCTATTTCAGACTCTTCAATTCCATCAGCCTTTAGTTCTTCTGCAACTAAATCTCTGTCAGAAAAGCTTAGATAATTTCTTAACTCTGCTACTTGACTATTTGGTGTAGATTGTTGTGTTTGTAGTTTTTGTAATTCTTGTGAATAAGAATTTAAAACATTTACAAATTCATCTCTTGTATTAATTTCTATTCCTAACTCTTTACCAACTTTAGCCCAAGTTAAAGCTTCTTCTTTTGTAGGAGCTTCTTCTTTTTTTTCTTCCTTACCTTCCCAGTTGTAATCGTCTTCTTCTTTTACTTCTTCTTCTTTTTCATTTGCAGCCTCCCAAGACCAACCATCTTCTTCTTCTTTTTGTTCTTCTGTCTCAGTTTTTTCTTCGCCTTGTTTTTCTTCTTGTGTTTCTTCTTGTGTTTCTTCTTGTGTCTCTGTAGAGCCTTCAGTTTCTTCTTCTTTAGCTATTTCACCATAATTATCTTCTGTAAATGCTAAAGGATTAAACCCTTCTTTAATTTCATTTGTTTCTGTAGATTCAACTACTTCATCTACTAATTTACTTTCTTCTTTTGCCATTTTAAATTTTTTTGTTAATTATTCCCTAGTTTATTTGCAAATATACAAATATTTTATTATACCTTTTCAGCTGCTCTTTTCAAATCATCACTTGTTGTAGTGATTCCTTGCTCTTTTGCTCTATTATTACCTTCTTCTGCTTTTTCCTCTTCTTTGTTTTTTCTATCAATGTAATAATCAGCAGCTTTATTATCTCTAGCATTACGCTCTTTAGTATCATGCAAATCTCTTTCAACATCTGCTTGCAGTTTAGCAACCTCTAATCTAGACTCTGCGCCTATCTGAGCAACTTGTAGTTTAGCATCATTATCAAGTTTTTTAAGTTGCGCTTCTGCTTCAAACTTAGCTTGTTCAGCTTGAGCTTGTGCTTGTTGTGCTTGCATTTGCTCTTGCATTGTTTGTTGCTGTTGTTTTTGCATTTCCGACATAGCTTGTTCTAAAACTTTTTCAGCTTCAGTCATAGTATCTGCTCTTAACACTTTTATAACACCTAAAAGATCAACACTACCTGCTTGTAATGCTGCTTGTGCTAATTGCTGCACTACTTGTTTCATAGAATCGTCTTTACCGCTATCTCCAACATAAACACCATAATCTTGCAAAGCAATATCAGGCATTACATTTAAAAATTTGTATGCGCCATCTCCTAATATCATACCTGCCTTTTTACCACCAGCCCAACACACTTTCATTAAGTTGCATAATCTTTCTAATACTCTTTGCTTTACTTCTCCGTGAGAATAAAACCAACTTTCTGTTATTGTAGAAGATTGAACAACACTTCTTTGTACATTTCCTACATATTCATACTGTCCTACAGCTCCCTCTCTTTGTCTTGTAACACCAGATATTTGTCCAGCCATATCTTCTAGCATTACTTTTAAATTTATCAACTGTTGCACTGATTGTGATAAAGTAAAATCAATTTGTTGAAACTGATTAAAGCTACTCATTTGATTACCTTCGTCTTTTGAGTTTATTGGTATAATACCATCTGTTTTTAAATGATATAAAACTTGTTGTATGTCCATACCAACATTTGTAGGTAGTTGTGACACATCATATACTACCGCCTTACCTCCAGAACGAGCCATTGCTAATTCTATTTGATAAACCACAATATTGTAAAGCATTTGTATATTATCAAGCAAATCTACCATAGACGCGGGCGCGCCTGCAGTATTACCTTTTATACAGCCTACGTATGATAAAGGAGTTTTTCCTGGGTCGTCTACACTTCTAACCTGATTGTCTCTACGTCTAGCATTTACTAGTATTTTACCACCAATCATTGTAGCTTCCCATATATCATCCACCCATTTAGTTTGTATATTCTCTCCTTTTCTTTTCTTATATGTATCTTTAACCATTTTCCTAAATGGCCTGTCTGGATCATATTTATTTTCAGACAATTTAAACTTAATAGCTCTTAATGATTTCCATTCTGCTGATACAACTCTAATTCTAGTTTCTCTACCGTAACCTACGTCAATCCAATCAAATCCTGAATTATAATTATCTATATCTCCTCCAGCATATGCGCTACGCATTTTATCTAACTCTAACAAATCATCAGTGGTTAGACTATCTTTATATTCGTCATTTATTTCGTTTATAGATAACCATCTTTCTTCACCCACCCAACACGCATCATCTAAATAGTCAGAATGTGAACTCTCATCAAATATTATGTTTCTAGGATCTATTCTTCTTACGTATGGATCACCATTTTGTATACTAATCTTAAAAAATTCTTTAGAAGTTACAAGTAAATCTCTAAAGCCTTCTTTAAAAACATCTTTAAGATTATATCTATTAGAAATATATTCTAAACCATCTTGTGCAGTTTCTTCTATCATTTCACGATAGTTATATTTCATATAAGTTTCTATATCTTCTGGCACAGGCATTCCTTGACCTTCATCTAATACGTCTATGTTCATTTGTTCACGTATTTCGTTATGAAAATCGTTTAAAAGCTCTCTCATCATTAAGCCTACCTTATGATCATGTTTTCTAATAACAGCATCTTTATTTACCGTTGTAACCTTCATGTCTACAGGCCTTCTAATTTCTTCTCCTATAAGTAAATCAACTTTAGGAGTAATTATTGGGTAGTTTACCAATCTAGCAGGATATGTTAGTCCATACTGCTCTGTAATGTATTTGTAATCTGATTGATTTAATACACCATTGTATATTTGATAATTTCTAATGTCTTTAGTTCTAGAAGATGAATATGCTCCGTCTTCTATACCCATATAACTCACAATAGCGTGCAATACTTGTTCGCACCACTCTTGTGTTTTTTCTTTTTCTGCAACTACCATTGAAGGCATTGATGAATACTTTTTCTTCATAATTATTTAATTTCTATAGGTATACCATTATACCCCATTTTATAATATTTAAATCCTATGTCTTTTACTTTTTCTTTTATTGATGCTTGCATCCTATAATTGTCAATATTGTGTATTAAACATAATCCAAAAGCTATAGCACGGTCTGTATTTTGCAATCCGTAATTAGCTAGCTCATCTATTAAATCTAAAAACCATATATCTTCTATATTTTCTCTTATATAGTCGTCTATTAAATCTTCTAACAAGGCTTTCACTTGTTTATTCATATGCACACCATATCTATTTCTAGTTTTTGTACCAGGGTTGTGTGCAGACTCTGGTTTTTCTTTTAAATATTTTAACGCATTCATACGTTTAAAATAATCTAATATTCCTATCTTTGTATACTCTACCAGCATCTTAGAGTTGTAGTATACCGCTAGCTTTAAACATCCGTCCCAAAAATCTTCTTTTTTATTAGGACGATCCGTATATTCTGCAACTACATAATCGCTTGGTATTTCTGTATTTGCAAATCTACGATAAATTATTGCACTACCCAAAGAATCTGACGCTCCAGCTTCATCTTGATCATAAGAATCAATACCGCCTATGTCTAAATTTTTATATTCTGGCATAGGATGTGATAATATTTTGTATGGTCCTTCTGGGTGAGGCCTCCACCTTACTACTGGCTCTTCTTCTCCTAGCTCCCAATCTAGATAGCCTCTTTGTATTTGACTTCTATGGTCTTTACTAGACAATATTCTTGATCTTTGTGCGTTTAATAATGATATATCAAACCTTGCTGAATGAGTGTTTAGAAATGCTTCTTCTATTGTTAGCGGATAGTTTTGTATATGTAGATTATAAGCTTCATTATCTCCAGAGCTTTGTATGTCTTCTCTATCTGATATTAATTTTTCTTTAGCCCCTTTCTCATCTTCCACTCCAGTTTTAATATCAAAGAATCCGTAATAAGCTTTAGAGGCAGGTATAAATATTGGTATTAAATTATATGCGTCTGCACTGTAATACATATCCATAAAATCTTTACTTGCTTTTGATATGTCACCTCCTGTTCCTCCAACTATTGGTACTCCAAACTGTATGTCACCATCCATAAAACAAGCTTTAGATGACATGTATGCATTTTTTAATTTTTTAAACTCACCAGCCTCTTCAAATACCATTAAAGACACACGCTCACCTTTAAATACTTCTGGATTGTCCATTGTTCTACAAATAATAGTAGACTGATAACCTCCTATCTCCCACTTACCATCTTTGTTTTTTTGTTTATAGCCTGAACGCATTATACCATCTGTATCTTTCAAAACTGAGTGTTTAAAGTTAGGATGTATACCGTTTAAACCTTTTTTTGTTTTATCAAAGAACGCGTCTGCCGTTGCTTGTAATCCTGCGGCTACACCCACGTCATTGAAAGGAAAAAACGTATATTCATGAGCCACTGCTCCAGAGTTCATGTATGAAAAACCTTTATCTCTGGCTTTTATAACTATCATACCCTTACCTTCCTTTTTACAGGTCTCTATAGTATCAAAATATTCATGATCCATAGCTCTATACCACGGATGTATAAGAGTTTTACGATTTCCAGAAGTTCCATCATTACCTAATATTTTATAATAGTTTAAATAAAAATAATACTTACCAGATATTTTTTTCATGCCTTTTGGCTTGTATCCTTCTATACATCTTCTTGTTTCTTGAGCCCAGTATTCTTCATAAGCAACAGAATCAGGATTTAACTCAGGATGTCCGTTGTTAGGTACAGGCCTATATCTTTGTGGATCAAATTTTATCTTACCCATACTTTATTTTTTTTACCTTACCTAAACCGTACATTCCTAAATTCTTTTCTTTTGACTGTTCTTTTTTATGAAACCTATCTCTCAAATCAATACGATGTAACTTTAATGACAAATCATTATAATACTCAGCTCTTTCAAAATCTAATTTTTTAAAATTTTTTTTATAAGAGTCGTATAAGTATTGTAAATCGTACTTTCTTTTTTTAGCCATTAATCATATTGCTGTCTAAAGTAAGTAGTTGTGCTTGGCATTTTACACCCATCATCACATCTCCATTTACGCAAAGACTTGTTAATTCTAGAATTTGGATCTCTTTTTTTCTTAGCTCCAGTTAGTTTCTTTTTCATACCTTTCATTCTAGCACAAAAAGACTTTTTTCTAGATTTTCTTTTGCCTGTAGGATTTTTTTCTGTGACAGGAGCTTTAACGCCAGCACTTTTACGTCCTTTAGCATTTAATCCTCCAGAAGGACTTTTTCCTTCTTTACGTTGCCATACTGGTGTTCTAGCCATTATTAATCAAATTGAGGTCTGAACTCACCACCTTTCATATACGAGTATGACTTTTTCATTTTACCACCCATACCATACATCATAGCTTTTTTCATCTTACCACCATGCATCATTTTATTTTTCTTAGCACCAACAATTCTGTCAGCAGCTGTAGGGTTTGGATTATTATCATATCCTGCTTTTACACTTAACATACCAAATTCACCGCCTTTTTTGTATTTCTTTTTCATCTTCATACCATAAGCAGCTTTAGCTGTTTTTGCAGCGTTTTTAAAATCTTGATCAGATGGAGCTCCAGGAGCGCCTTTCTTTCTCATTTTTTCCCCTCTTTTTCTTTTTGCATGAATGTTTGCATATAAACCACGTTTTGCCATTTTTTTAATTTTTAAGTTATTACATTTCTTTTATTTCTTTTCTTCTTTCCAAAAAGGATAAACCTTTATCTCCTACAATCTTTTGTCTAGCACCCCTTCTGTCTATAGCATCTAATAATGCTTGTCTTGTTTTTAATATCTTTTCTACACCTATCATAAGCTTTTGTAGCATCTCTGCGTTCTCTTCGTCTAAGTGCATCTTGTCTATTAGATTTGTAAATTGATTTATTTTATTATTAAAAGCTATCAACTGCTCATCTAATGGATCAAATTGTAATTCTGTATACTTATTACACGCAGCCTTTACAGCAGCATCTTTACTTCCTTTCCAATTGTATGTGTCGTACAAATCTTTTGATACAGCCTTTACACGTTCATTCTCACTATAATGTCTATATGGGCTTTCGTAGTCGCAGACTAGCGCAACCCATTTGAGGGCCGTAGGCCCGAATTTTTCTTTCTTAATGAGTGTAAGAAATTCAGGTACAGCAGACACCCCGTCATCGTCTTTAAATATATCTCCCTTTCTATTTAATTTTAAAAGGTACATTACAATTTTAATTTTAACTTAAAAATATATCTTATGGCTTTTTCAGTTTGCCACAATCCTGTATTCATAACCTTTTCAATTTTATAGTTTGGATTTTCTTGTAGATACCAATTAGATCCTATAACAGTAAACCCAGCGTTGCTTGCTCTTCTCTTAATTTGTTTTTCGTCTTCTATTAACTCTAATAGATCGTCATAATTTTTTTCTAAAAAATAGCAATCGTTTATTGCGTATACTTTTCCTTCTTCTCTGTTAATCTCTTTCATTTATAATTTTTTGTAATATTGATGAGCCTCTAAACAGATTGTTAAATATATTAATACTATTCTGAAAAGATTTTTCAGTACTATCTGTTGCTAAAAAAGGCATTTTTGTTTGTTTTATTTTTGCGTCTTCTTTTCTTGACTCTAATACAGCTAAACTATCTTTAGCAGCCATACTTTCTATAAAACTATTAAGTTTTGCTTGTGGTTCGTCTTTACCAGACCAATGGTTTTTTAGCCAAAAATCTTGTACAGATTGTTCCCCCGACCACACTTTACTAAAATTAGACGTGGGGTGCATTCTGTGATTACCTAAAAATAACATTTTTTGTTGATCAGCATTTAGTTTGGTAACGTCATAGCTTTTTGTTTCTTTACTATCTAGACTAGCTTGTCTTAACCATTGTGGTAACGGTATGTTTTTCTTTTTTAAATACTGCACCGTTCTGTTTATAGCAGAGTTTGCACCCTCTTTATGTCCAACTTCAAACATAAATAGCCCCCTACCTACTCCATCTTTTTTACCAGACTTGGTTATTTGCACTGCTTTTGGATCCATTCTTTGTTCAGCGCCTGTTTCGTGAAATGCTATATAATCCATCAGGTTGTAATAGTCCTGTGGTTTTCCTCCCTTATCTTGTATTACTAACTGTAATAACTCTTGTAAGTTTATTTCGTCCATTAGAAACGTCCTCCTTTAGTAAAATTACGTCTTTTTACTGGGCGAGCAAAAGTTTCTAGCCCTAATATTTTTCTTTGCTCTTCTGTAATGCCTCCTCCCTTTCTTCTTTTATTACCGAAATTTAAATTCATTAAGGTTTTAGTAATTTCTGGGCTTATCATTCCAGCACCAAGAACACCACCACCTAACATTTTTGGGGGTTCTGGGTTAATAACATTTTTAGCTTGCATGCTAGCGATTAGCATATCAGCTATATTACTATACATTCCCCCTACATTTTGATTCATAAGATCAGGAAGACCCAAATTAGATCTCATACTCCTGTTTGCTTCAATAAGCTCTTCTTTGTTACTGTGTGTAACGGGAACCCTAAAAGAAAGATTTGCATTTTGTTGATCAATTTGTTCTTGAATTGGGTTTGTTCCTGTAGCTTCAGGATAATTTGAATAAAATGGAGACGAAAACTGCCTCATATCCATTTCACCCCCCATATTAAACTTCTCACTCATAGAGCCAATCTTCTCTGACTGTTTCTTATGCATTTGTGATGCTTTACTTAACTCACCAGCAATTTTTTGTAAACTACTTTTTAATGTACCACCATGCTCAAACGAAGATACGTTCTTAGATATATACGGATTTAAAGCTATTAAAGGGTTAGCATCCATGTTGCCCTCTGTTGGTTCTGATCCTCCCCCAGTACCTCCTCCATCTCTTTCACCTGACATTTGATTAATAGCATTTGCAGAAATCGTATTTAATGTATTGAATAAATTAGCAAGGTTACGATCAGGACTCATACCCATAGGTAAAGGCGCAGGTTTTCTAAAAGCTGACGGATTGGGTATTGACGGATTGTTTATTGCTGGATTAATAGCAGGCATATCTGGTTCGTATATAGCTAGATTAGTTGGTCCTGGTGGTAAATTTGTAGCTGCCATAGTATAAATATTTTATTTATTTACAAAGATATATAAAAAATTTTATTTTTTTGTGAGGGAGTGATGCTATATGCTTAAATCCCCCCTGGTTTCTCAAAACTTTGGATACCGTACCCCATTTTACCTTTTACTATTCTTACTCAGTATTAATCAATATATATATTATCATGACAGATTTATTAGTTTGGTGCTTAATAGTTGCACTATCATTTGCAAAACTATTCCTTTATGTTCTACTTATTGTAGCGGTATGGGTATGGATTAAGAAACACAGTCCTAAAACTGCAGAACAAATCAAGAACTATGTTCCATTTAAAAAGAAGAGTAAGTAATTACTCTCTTTTTTTTACTATTATTACTAACAACTAATACATAATATACTATGAAAGATATAATTTTATTTCCAATCTATCTTATTGTTGGTCTTGGAGTATTTATTTTTGTTAAAGAAATAAGACAAGAGATAATAATGAGAGTTAAAGAAGAGCTATAATGCTCTTTTTTTTAGTTATTTAATAAAAAAGTATAATTATTGCGTATTGAAGTGTGAGTAGTATACTCTATTAAAACCCTTATAATCATCATATAATAGCAATTATAAGCATTACTATTACTCTAAGTAGTTGATAATCAATCAGTTATTGTTTATTTATTAGATATTATATAAGTATAATATGTCTTTAATATATTTAGCTGATTAACTATCGTTATCTCTAATAGATGGCGAAGTTATACAATTTATTTTACATTGTCAAGTCTTTCTAGCATTTTTTTATATAAATTATTATCATTAATATATTTAGCTGTTTATTTACTATTATTATTAAGTATTAACCAAATTTATATAAGATATGATTTTACATGAAATTAATTGCTCTTGCGGTTGTACAAGAGCTGAAAAACTAGACGAAAAGTGGGGTAATTGCGTAAAGTGTGGAGCACCACACGACATACAGTTTAGCGATTACACTACACACGATGTTAAACTTACACCATTAAATGTAATAGAACAACGTGCTAAAGAACAAGCAGTAATAGATATGTGGAGAAATGATTTAATAAACTGGGATGATAAACCATTTATTAACTGGTCTACCTGCTTTCAAGTAGAAGATGAACAATTTGGAGTGCCATTTTAGGCATTCCATTTTTTAACCTAAACATAAATAAGAAAGGTCAGAACAAAGTGGTTTCAGTGTAGGTTCTGCAGGACCGATTGTGTAATACATCAAAGAAGTTCCACACCTTTCTTATTTTTAACCTAAATATTAAAAAAAGGTGTTGAATGGTGTAAATCCAGACGTGGTAATACCAGCTTAATTGAGAATAAAACACTTGCGTTACCAACTCTCAGCCTTTTTTTTTATATTTGCAAACTTGTAAAATATAGAGGTGCCATCATATCTGTCGTAATACTTGCTTTTCTAAACTATATTTTATGCATAAGAGGTTTGGCACAGCCTCTTTTTTTACTTCTCTCGCTCGCTTACGCTCGCTCGTATTTACTATTTTTATTAATATTAATCATAAAATTTTATAAAATGACAAAAAAATCAAAAACTACTACGAAAAAAGTTACTAAAAAAACTACAAAACCTGCACTAAACTTTGCTTCAGGTGTATTTATTAAAGAAACTGAGTATTCTATTCTTATGGACTTTAATGCTAAAGCATTTTGTCAATGGATGAAAGACAATATAAATGAAAAAGGTTATGTAAGAACTATAGTTAGAGCCAACAAAGAAGGTTCTAGATTTTCACATAACATGTCTTTAAATGATTATAGTCCTAAAGCTGTTGCAGAAAAAGCTGTTCAAGAAACTGCTGAGGACTTACCATTCTAATGGGTATATTAGGTATATCATTCTTCGCTGCCGTTGGTTATTATATCATTGTATATAAAGCCATCGGTAGACGTAGACTAGTTAAAACACAAACATTCTGGGACATACTATTTACTTTGTTGTTACCATTATTGTTTATTGGAACATTCAGCGGTTTGGCTACTGCTGTTATTGCAGGCGTGTTGTTTTCATGCTTTACAGCTATTACACCATCGCCTACAGAAGACGACTACAAATAAAATAGGTTGAAAGAGTATCTTAACGAATATCCGTGATAACACGGTACGGTAAACTAGAGCTCTTTCTTCCTTTTTTACTATTATTATTAATATAAATCAATACTTTTGCTTATGAAAGAAAATAATTATGAGATAAGCGCACAATATCTCAAAGACTTAAAAAAATTACTAAAAGATAAAAACAGTAATATCAAACCTTATCACATTGCGCACGCATCATTTAGAAAAAATAATTCAGATTTAATTATTAAAAAAGTTAATAAAATAGACTTTATTATTACATATCTAGACGGTACTAAACAAAAATTTCCAACATATAATGAACTTATGAGGATGACAAAAAATCTAAATGATCTATATCCTAAAAATAGAAGAGATTATATAGATAGGTATTTTAAGGTTATAAATGCTTTTCATAAGCACAGAGCTAAACTTAAAAAGAAAACAAATGCTATTGCTAACAGATTGTTACCCAATCAAGTAAAAGCATTAGTATCAAAAATATCATGATGACGGTAATAACCATGGGCCATCATCATAGGGTCAGGTCGGGCAACTATTTGTAGAATTAATAAAATTCATAATTAAAGTGTTCTAATTGCAGATAAACTTTAAGCATAGCAAGTTGACGTAAAGTGTTCCTGGCTCTATTTATATGTATGCTCCCTTCGTTGAAAAATACCACAGGTGATCATACATTTATAGAAAGGAGGTTAGTAAACATAACAAATAATAATTCAGCGGTTATACTTTGTGTGTATTTACAATTCCTCCTTTCTTTTTTTTCAATTTAAATTATATATAAATGACAACATTATTAAAAAAATTAAAACATTATTTTTCAGGAGAACATGAAAAAAATGAAAAAATACTAATAACATTATTTAACTTTAAGAAATCAAACAGTCATTATACACCAAATTACTGGTGTTTAAACAATATGTTAGCTCTTAACTTTAAAAAATGCATGACGTGGATTATATTTAATATCTATAATCCATTTGATAAAGATACGTGGAAATTATCATTTGATATAAAATTTACTCCTGATAGTTATTTTAGTAGAGTAGAAAATAAAAGAACTAAAGAAGAAAATAAATATCTTGATAATAAAGGTTTAATTGTAAGAGAAACTATGGTAGTAAGAGAGATTTCATCAAAAATACAATTATTATTTATTGAGTTTAATTTTATGTTCAATTTTGACTATTTATTAAAATATGAATTATCAAATTACATGAAAGATGACGATTTTATAATAAAATATTATAGGCCTAGTTCTTTAAATATAAATAACGATGATGATTGGATTAATTATAGACATAAAAACAATATACTTTAACTATGACAAAAACAGAATTAATATTAAAAGTAGCAGAAAGATTAGCTCACAAAGAAAATATAGCTACATCATATAATGAAATAGCAGAAATTGTATTAACTTATAATAAAGGCTGGAAATATGAGGGAGAAGAAATGATTGAATTAATAGATGAAATATTATCTGTTAAAGAAAATATAATAAAAAGTTTAAATTCAATACAAAAAGATTTATCATTTTAATAACTAAAAACAAATAATTATGCCAAATTGGTGCTGGAACCACCTAGAAGTAACAGGTGACAAAAAACAACTACATAAATTTGTAGAAAAATCTAAAAGTGCTCATAAAGAAAGAGAGTTTTCATTTGAAGGTACTCTACCGCGTGGTGATCGTAAAGACTGGTGCGACTGGAGTATAGAAAATTGGGGAACTAAATGGGATGCATGTGAGCCATATATATGTCATTGTGATATAGATTACTTTGCTGTATCATTTCAATCAGCTTGGTGTCCTCCTATAAACTGGATAGATAATATATTAAAAGACTTTCCTGACTTACGCTTTACACTAGAATACGAAGAAACAGGTATGTGCTTTGGCGGAAGATTAACAGCACAGCATGATAAGATATGGGAAGATGATAATTGGGATCTTGATCAAGCTTCAGAATGCTGTGAAGGAGAGGTAAACTGGGATCACGAAGAGCTTGAGCAACAATGTCTAATATGTGGAGATGAGTGTGAAACAATAAGTATTAACGCAAGTCAAGTTAGGCCTGCACAAATTAAAATAAATGAGAATAAAAAAGATAGGTAAAAGAGTTTACAATTCTTACTCGGAGTGGCGTAGTTATATAACAAAACAAAGAGAAATAAATATTATGCAAAAGAAATTAGTACCTGCTGTAAACAAGTTAATAGAAAAACTATATAGTGTTAATAATGTTTACTTAGGAGAAAAAGGATTATATCATGAAATGGAAAAACTTAGAAACAAAACTAATGATATAAAAAAAGAAATAATAAGATTTATAAACTTAAAACAATTTAAAAAATGAGCAAAATGGAAACAACAACTATATCATTTAATGTTAGCAAAACTGTTAACATAGGTAACTTTGAGGCTATTAAAATTAATTACGGTCAAAGTATTACTGTAGATCCTACAAGATCTATTGAAGAGCAAAGAAAAGAGCTTATAAAAGAATGCTACAAAACTGTAAAAGAAGAAACAGCATTGTGGACCCTTAAAAGCGTTTCACATGTTGATAGTAAAAAGAATAGAACAACTTATAAAAGCAAAGTAAATGGCTAGAAAACTTATAGATCAAGTAGATGATGCATTTAATTACTTTAACGGATTTAGATTAGAAGAGTTAAAGTCTGACGATGTATACTATATAAATGCGTTAATGAAATATATAGAAGTTTTGGAATTAAAATTAAAAAACAAATGAAATCAAATCAAATGTATAATATGCTAGGAGACTGGTACAAAATATTAGGTATCATATTTCAATCAGAAAACTTTACAAAATTAACTGATCAACACAGAAATAACACAACTGAGTATACGGTTTATCCAGAAAAAGGTAGAACATTTAAGGCTTTCAAAATGTGTCCTCTAAAATCTTTAAAAGTTGTTATACTTGGACAAGATCCATATCATGATGGTAGCGCAACAGGATTAGCATTTGCAAATAATGGTGGTAGAGTTAGTCCTAGTTTGCGCAACATAATACAAACAGTTAAAAATGATTTTGGAGATGTATATGTAAATCCAAATCTAGAAAGCTGGGCAAAACAAGGCGTATTATTATTAAATACCGCTTTAACTGTAGAGAAAGGTAAGGCTGGATCACACATAGATTTGTGGATGCCATTTACGAGAGATCTTATAACTAGTCTTTCTATATATAAACCAGATCTAATATGGGTCTTATGGGGTAAGAAAGCACAAGACTATGAAAAGCATATTATGTATCCAAATGGACATACTATACTAAGAGCTCCTCATCCTGCCGCAGAGGCGTACTCTGGTGGTAAGGCTGGCTTCTTTACATGTGGACATTTTAAGAAAATTAATGAAAAATTAGAAAAGCCTATAGAGTGGGGTGTAAAACAACAAATAACAATTTAAATTAAATTATAATGAGTGTAAAAAGAAATAAAGCAGATATAGAAAAATACTGGACAGATAAAGTTGCTAAAAATCTAGTTGGTAGAACAATAACAAAAGTAGAATATATTGGAGATGATGAGATGGAAGATAACATGTGGTATAAAAAACCTATAGCTATACAATTAGATAATAAAGAATGGTTAGTACCTGTGATGGATGATGAAGGAAATGATGGAGGAGCAATATTTACTTCATTTAAAGAGTTACAAACAATACCAGTAATATTTTGAAACCATATCTTCTTAAAAAAATTATACCAGGCTACAAGCTAAGTCCAAATCACAAGGACAAAAAGCTTGTGGCTCTGCCGTATAAATACAATGGTACAAAAATACTTGTTGAACATAGTGACAAGAAAATGATTATAGATCAAGACACTCCACTACTTGGAGAACAAACATTTGCTGATAAATTTGGTAGAGATAAAACATATACTCTTTACTATTATCAATGGCAACCTAGTAAAAATCAAATAAAATTAGAACTATGACAGCATTAGATGTAGAAAAATACATATGCAAAACATATGGAAAAGAAGCATTAAAACACGATCCTCATGCATTAGCAGAGGCTATAAATCAAACACAACAGGATATGGATTATTCTGATGAGTGGGATTTATTTCACTTGTTAATTGAAAATAAACCAATACCATCTTTGCATACACATAGTTATGGATTTCATACAAGAAATGGTAGAGGTATAATAGAAAGAATTAAAAGTTATTATTATGAAAACATATGAAGTAGCAATTAGCAGAACCTACACAAGTCGTATAACATTAAAATTTCCAGATGATGGTAGAAATCATATGGATATTATTGATGAAAAAATATCAGCAGGAGATCAAGATATATGGGATCTAATAGCTGAAAAAGAATTAGAACAAATGGAGGTAAGTGATGAAAATTGGGAAATTAGTGAATTAAAAAAATAAATAAATAAAATTATGGGACAATATTTCAAACCAGTATCGGTAGACAAAATGCAATCATTATACTCACATGACTATGGTAATTTATCAAAGTTAATGGAGCATAGCTATATAGGCAATGATTTTGTAAAAGTAGCAGAATATCTTTTATCTCCAAAAGGTCAATGGCACATGCACAGCTTTGTATGGGCAGGAGACTATGCAGATAATGAAATAGATAAAGATAATAATTTGTTTATGTTAACAGAAGATAAAGAGTTAAAAATCAAAAATATACCACAAGAAAATATTGGTAATTTTATAGTAAATCATACACAAGAACAATATGTAGACAAATCTATTTGTCCTACAGACGAAGAAGGATGGTGCGTACACCCTCTTCCCTTATTGACTGCAGATGGTAATGGTAGAGGAGGCGGAGACTATCGTTTGCACAATGCCTGGGTAGGATCATGGGCAAAAGATGTTATATCAGTAGAAAAAGAAGCTCCTAAAGATTATACAGAAATAGTACCTAACTTTAAAATGGATTAATTATGAACACAGAACAAATTTTAAAACAATACAATTTAGATTGGAACGTAGTTAAAAAACCATTATTTTATGATGGACAAGTAGGCAATACATTTGGTGTAATGAATGTAGAACAAAAATCAACACCATATTATGCATTGGTAAGAGAAGATACTGGAGAGGTATTTAACTCAGTATCAAAAGCTTACGAGCCTACACAAAATTATACTATCATAAATACTTTGCAAGAAATTGCAGGACAAAATGATTTAGTTATAGTAAAAGCTATGGCTATAAATGGTGGTAGAAAAATTATTGTGCAAATGAGAAAACCAGAGGGTCATAAAATATCTATAGGAGACGAACAAACAGAACAATATGTATATGCTGTAAATGGTCATGATGGTTCTTCATCGTTAAAATTTGGATTTATAAATAAAGTCATATCTTGTCAAAATCAATTTGCATGGTTATCTGGCAACTCCTTTTCTGGTTATAGACATACAAAATCTATACAAGATAAAGTCAAAGATTTGCCAAAAATAATTAACTTTACAGATCAAGAAGATAAAATTATAGATCTACAATATATGAGCAAAACTACCGCAAGTGCTAGTTTAATCAATGATTTAGTAGATTATCTTGCTAAAACAGATAAAGAGTTACCAATATCTTCTAGAAAAGCAAATATAGTTAGAGATTTGTCTGCTTGTATTTATACAGAAACAAATAGAATATCTAATACTTTATGGGGTGTGTTAAACGGTGTTACATTATATACAACACATTATAAATCTACACCTAATAGAGATTTTGGTAAAGAAGAATCTATATATACAGGATCATCTTCTAAAATGAATAATAAAGCTTTTGATTATCTTAAAAGTTATGTTATAAATAATTAAAACAAATAAAGATGGGGGTAGGTGCGTGTGGCCATGGAATGATAACTAACGCGTAGCGGTTATTACTACCCCCTTCTTTTACTATTATTAATAAAAAAAATAAATATATGAAATTAATAGTGTTAGATTTTTTTAAAGACATTACTTATTTGTATACTCTTGACGAAAGAATAGATGATACAGATGTAGATGCTAAATTGGTAGAGATGGGACACAACCCTAAAAATTGTCAATGGATGCTAACTAAAAATGAAATTATAATTAAAGAAAATTGGAAAAAACCTATACAATCATGAATTATGATAAATGGAAGCTTAGTAACCCAGTAGATGATGGTTATGGGTACAACATGGTAAGTAATTGCTGTGGAAAAAGAGTAGACGAATCAGAATGTATATGTACATATTGTGGTGAAGGGTGTGAAGCTATAGAAGATTACGAATATGAAGCCATACAAAAAGAAAATTATTTAGAAGATAGAGCAGACGAAGAAAGATATAGTAAATAATTATATATTTGTTAGTTAAAACAAAAAATTATGGAATTACACGAAATTGAAGAATGTCTATTAGGTAAAATTATAGTAGAACCTAAACTATTAGACAAATATGCAATATTACTACACAAAAATTTATTTTATGATGATTTTAACAAATCAGTTTATCATGCTATAGATGATTTGCATAGTAAAAATAGAACGATAGATATTCTTACAGTTTCTAAGCTAGTTAAAGGAGAAAATGTTGCTTATCATCTATCAAAAATGACTGATAGGGCTTTTAATGTAATAGAAACATTTACATGTATAGGTATATTATCAGAAGAATATCAAAAAAGAACTTTAGTTACTGCTGTACATGATGTAAGTAATAAACTTTCTAATCATGAAGAACTAGAGCTTATTGTAAATGATTTAAATACAGCTATAAACAAAGTACAAATAGGTACACCTGAAAAGCTAAGTGATCTAAAAACACAAGTAACACATTTCTTAAAAGATGTAGAAACAAGAATGAACACAGAAGGTTTGTTAGGTATAGCATCTGGATTTAAAGATATAGACAGATTTACAGGTGGCTGGCAAGAAACAGACTTAATTATTGTAGGTGGTGCATCATCTATGGGTAAAACTAGCTTTGCTTTAGCGCTAGCATACAATGCGGCTAAATATACCAATACAGCTTCTGTTATATTTTCTTACGAAATGTCTGCTTTACAATTATTAAGAAGAATAGCTTCTATGGAATCTGGTATAAGTAATAGATATATAACTAATGGTACTTTGAACATGGACGAACTAAAAAAATTACATAGTTCTGTAACAGAAATACAAAATTTACCATTATTTATAGATGAAGCTAGTATTACATCTTTAGCTTATTTAACACATAGAATAAAAGAATATGCTAAAAATAAAAATGCTAAACTTGTAATGATAGATTATTTACAGCTAGTTAGCTCTAAAAACAAATCTGGTAGCAGAGAACAAGAAGTTAGTAAAGTGGCTAGAACCTTAAAAAATCTAGCTAAAGAATTAAACATAACTATTATTGCCCTAAGCCAACTAAATAGAGGCGTAGGTATGCGTAATAATAGTAAACCAACATTATCTGATTTAAGAGAATCAGGCGAAATAGAACAAGCTGCAGATGTAGTTATGCTTATATATCGTCCTGAATATTATGGTATAGAATACAACGACAATGGTAATGAAAGTAAAGGTACAGCTAACATTATATTTGCTAAAGGCAGAAATATAGGTGTTGGCGAAGTTACCTTAAAATTTATAAGTGAAATAACTAAATTTATTGATTATGATTAAAATAAGTAAAATAGGTAAGTACCCTATAATATCACTAATAATACTAGCGTCTATTATTTTTATACTAGGCCCTGTATTATTTTCTGTTATATTGGCTGGTATTATTGTATTGCCAATATATTTAGCTGTTCAATTATTGGGAGATAAAGATTAATTTTATATCTTTGTCTTACATGGAACAAAAGAAAATAGAAAAATCTAAACTTAAATCTATTGTTGCAGAAATTGCACACGATTTAGGAATTGACAAAAAACTTGTAAGACAAGTATTACTTCTAACATTTAAAGAAATAGCTATAACATTATTACTAAAAGGTAAGCCTGTAATGATTAGAAGATTTGCAAAATTTGTAGTTGCAGCAGCATCTATAAGAAAAATTAGAAAAACAAAACAAAAAGAAAAACAAAAATGAATTTAAACGATCTAAAAAAAGAAATACCATACAAGTGGCGTGTACAGTCCACTAAGTTTGGAAAAACTACCTGTGTAGCGTATATTGACGCTAGAGACTGCATGGACATATTAGATGAAGTGTGTGGTCCAGAAAACTGGCAAAGTATATTTTACGAAGCAAGCGGATTATTGTTTTGTAAAGTAGGTATATATTGTCCAGAAACTGGGGCTGAAGAATATGGTAAATGGGTATGGAAATCAGACACAGGATCAGAATCTAATGTAGAAAAAGATAAAGGTCACGTATCAGATGCATTTAAACGTGCATGTGTAGAGTGGGGTATAGGTAGATTTTTGTATAGATTACCAATACAAACTTTAACTACAAAACAATGGAAGGGTAAAGACTATCCATATGCACCTGAAAAAGATAAAATTATATTTGATGGAGATACACTAACAAAGTATATTAACTGGAAAATTAAAAACAATAAATAATGGCAAATGATCCTATAAACGAAAAGTATGCTTCTGCATTACCTAAAAACAGTATAAACACACCTATAGTAAAAACTGTAGAAGAATTGACTGTAGAATTAAAAATTGCTAATACTGATAAACATAGGTTGCAAGCATATAATGAGTCCTTAAAACACCATATTATGGACTTACAAGAGCAAATAAATAATATAAAACAAATATTAAATAGAAAGAAAGATGATACTACCATTTAATTTAAACACTACAACACAAACTAAAGCAAAAGGAGAAAAGTTTGAATACATACAGCCTGGATCACATGAATGTGAAATTACAGGTATAAGCACATCAGAACAATTAGAAGACTATAAAGGCTCACCATTTATAGATTTTAAAGTAAAAAGTAATCAAAGAATTGGTAAATGTAGATTTTGGGCGGTAAAAGAATCTGACAAACCATCTACAAAAGAATGGAAAACGAAAACTTTAAAAGACTTTTTAATAAATGCAGGAGTTAGAGATTTTAGCGATGATAGCAATGCTATGAATGACGCTATTGGTAAATCTTTAATGATAGCATTTATATCTGAAGAGTATATAGGTGTTAATAGAGAAACACAAGAGCCTGTAATTAGAACAGCTATAAAATATAGATGGTCTGCTAAAAAAGGAGGTAAGTGTACATACAACCAAAACATGAATCAAACATTATCTGATGTAGATATGGCTGATTTTAGTACACGACACAGTGAATGGAGTAAAGCAAATTCTGCGGTTAATAATACAGAAGAAGATGAAGATATGCCATTCTAAATAATAAGAGATAACAAATCCCTAGGGTAAATGTAAGTGCGACAAGTCGTGGTAATTACCCAAGGGTGCAACTCTTACAATTTTACTATATTTGCAATATGGACGAAATTTTTATAGCAGGAAATGTCCCATCTAGCAAAAATGGTAAAAGATGGACAGGTAAGTATTTAATACATTCAAAAACAGTAATGAACTATATAAAAAATACAAAACAAGATTGGCTAGACAATAAAGATAAATTTTTACAATTATTAGAAAATAAACAAGCCCCATATAAAATTAAATTTACATTTGTTAGAAATAGTAGAAGAAAATTTGATTATATAAATCCTTGTCAAACTGTTCAAGATCTTATGGTTAAATATGATTATATACAAGACGATAATTGTGATTATATTTTACCTTGTTTTGGTAAATATAAACATGATAAAAATAATTCTGGAGTTATAATAGAAGTACTATGATAAGAGATAAATATATAAATAATTTTATATTAGATTACTGTAATTTAGTAAACACTACTAAAGAAGCAATTTGTTCTAAATGCAGAAAAAGAGATACTGTAGAAAAACGTATGGTAATAGCACATTTTTTAAGAAAAAAAATTAAAATGTCTTATCAACATATAGGTAATATATTAAATAAACATCATGCAACAATAATACATTATAAAGGATTAACAAGTGATATGCTAGAAATATATCCACATATTAAAACTTTATATAATTTAGCTAATCAAGCTTACGAGATGAATAAAGAAACTTTATATATATCTTATGGAGAGCCTAGTGTATTACAGAAAAAAGAAAGAGAGCTAATAGATATTCTCTTAGATAAAAACAAACAACTACAAGATAAAATAATTAATTTAGAAAAAGAATTAGATGGCAACAAAAACTAAAAAAGAAAAAATTAAAATAATGGGTAAAGAGTATAAGGTAGACTCTATTGTAAATGAAACCTTAAAAAATATGTCTAGCGCATTACATTCACATGAAGTAGCTTTGCTAAGCTGGGTTCATAAAGACTATAAAGGTGCAGACACAAAACAAGAAAAAGAATTATTTAGAAAAAGTTTACATGATTATTGTATGCAAATACCTGACGCAGTAAACATACTTGTAAGAATGCAAGAATTAGACGAACAAACCGAAAAAGAAAAAGAAAATCAAAACAAAGAAGAGAAAGATAAGGGAGCAAAAGAATAATTTACTACTTTTGTAGAACTTTTCTCGTCCATAGTTTATATGGTTTTTTGTTTTGTGTGTGTTAGAGCCTTCCTTCGGGAGGGCTTTAATACAAATACAAACAATAAATATGCAATTAATAGAAAATCACAACTTAACTCACGACACATACTATACTGATAATGA